AGTATTGGAAAAAGTAAAATTATATCCTCAACATACTTTTCAATTCTTGACTAAGCATTCTCAAGTATATTTGAAATATGTTTTTCCTACGAATTGCTGGTTAGGAATAACTATAACAAAAGATGATGATTTGAGTTATGTATCTTTTTTACAATTTGCCTATAAAGATTTTAAGAAGATTAAATATATATCTTTTGAGCCACTTCTTGATAAAATAATTGGCTTGAGTCTTTTAAAATATTTTAAGTGGATAATTATCGGAGTTGAAACTGGTAACAGAAAAGGGAAGGTTATCCCCAAAAGAGAATGGATAGAAAATATAGTCAGTTATTGTAGAGATAAAAATATTCCTATCTATCTAAAGGATAGCCTAAAAGATATTTACCCGGTAGAAATAAAAGAATTCCCGGGGGAGGAAGGAGGTAAAAATGCCTACATTAAAGGATAAAATTAGTGATATAGTTGGAAATTGTAAAATGGAAGATTATTTACATCATATACAAATAAATAAAAAGCAAATTGACCAGATAATGGATGAGATAGATGAAGAGCAGAAGATATTAAGACCAGCATTGAGATGGTTTGCACAAGAAATGGAAGAGGATTTAAGAAAGAATGATTTTAAGGGCGGTTGGCTTGATGGAGAATTAAATTATTATCGAGATAAAGCTTTGGAGAATTTGAAAAAATTGGAAGATATTGAGTCAATGAAATTTGAAACAAATAAAGATAAGGGATATGCAATTGAACGTTGTGTTAAAGCTGCAAATTATACGATGATGATAGCACATAATTTTATAGAAGAATTAAGAAAAGAAACAGATGAGACGAAAGCATAAAAGGAGGGGATTATGAAGGTAAAAGATATTGAGCCGGGCCAGATATTCAATATAGATCTTACGAATGTAAGACCAAAGTTGAAGCTCCAGAAAGGATTTTTGGATATGGCTAGTCTATATGTCTATGAAGGGAAGGATGATGTAGAGGCGTTCTTGCTCACGGAGAGCCAGATCGTTAAAATTAGGGGTAACTGGGGGATGACTGAAGAAAAGTTTAATGATTTCAAAGAGGCGTTAATTAGAAGATATATAAAGGAGGGAAAATAGATGAGATACTTTATGGAAGATAAGGATTTTGATGGTGAAGGGGTTTGCCTATTAAAGGATTTTAAAATGATGCTAGATGACGACATTAAGGAAATGGAACTATTAGAAATGAAAAGAAAATATGGTGGAGAAATGTGGTGTGAAGAGAATGGAGAATTTGTTGAAAAAGGGGACTGTGGAAAATTCTGGTGTAATCAAAATCAATACAATCCTTGTAATGGAAAAAGTGGTAGATGTAGGAGCTTAAAGAATGGTTTTATAGAAACAGGCAAAAAGTTTATATTAACAAAATCTGGATTAAAGGAGGTGAAGGCATGACTGAATATGATAAAATTAAAAAAGATATTGAGAAATTTAAAAATAAACTTATTGCAAAAGCCAGAAAAAGTGGTATATATGAAAACTTTGGTCAAAAAGAAGTCTCAAAATTGAAAGATAAATATTCTGATTGTTTTTATACTGAATCGTGGGATTTAATTATCAATTTTGATAACTGGTGTATGGATTTTAGCGATGAAGATATAAAATAAGGAGGTGATAATTATGATGTGTGATAATGTTGCAAGGAATTCAAAATCTAATTTTGGACATGGTATAGGAGTAATGCAGTGTTATGATAACGAAGCGAAATATAAAGTAAAAATTTCTTATACCGGAACTGATAAAGATAAAATTTTATTATGTGATAAATGTAAAAAATATTTAATAAAAGATATTAAGGGAAGGAATTATAGATTTGAATCTAAAAAAATAATTTAAGGAGGTGATATAATGAGGACAAGATTCGGCGAAAAGAGTAGATATGCTGAAAGAGAACCAGAGACAGCGTTCAAAGGATTTATCGCTGTGTTATTATTGATAGCAGTTGCTCTAGTATTGAGGTATTTTGGAATTAAGATATGAGGGAGAGATGATGGCAAGAATAGTAATGATTGGTGCAAAGGCGGAGGATTGGTTGAGAGTTAGCGAAAGTTTGGTAAAACCAAAGAAAAGTAAAGGGAAGAAATCCAAGCGGAGACTGTTGGAAATTGACCTTGATGAACTATGGAAAAGGATAATCTACTTAACCTATAATTATACTTGCGAAGTTTGTGGAAAATATTTTCCCCCTGATCCAACGACAGGTAGTAGCACAGGGGCACAAGCACATCATATAATTAGTAGAGGAAATTTCAACACAAGATGGGATCCTGAAGACGGGAGTCTTTTATGTGGCTATGACCATACGCTATCACCGAATTCACCGAAAAGGGATAAAACAGGTTTTATTAATTGGCTGAGAGAACATCGTAGAGAAGGGCTGTATGAAGATTTATTAAAAAGGGCAGGAGAAGATGGAGGGGCGAAGAAACGAACAATTCTAAAACTGATTGAATTGAAAGACGAACTGATTAAAATAAAAGGAAAGTTAGAAGATGAAAAGAGAAGATAAGTTTTTATGGATTTTATTTATATTTGGAGTAATAGCAATAGCGATTTCTTTATGGATAAATTATTGGAGTATAAATTAATGAAATATCCTGATGACTTTATAAATCAAGTGATACAAGGTGACTGTATAGAAGTAATGAAGGGGATACCTGATATAAGTGCGGATTTAACTTTAACTGACCCACCGTATATGATATCTAATGAAGTTATTATTACTCGCGGTCGTAATAAAATGAAGTTTAAAGGTAAAGATATTATACAAGATTTTGGAGAGTGGGACAAATTTAATTCTCTTGATGAATTTTTTAATTGGACTTTTAAATGGATTGACGAAGTGGTACGTGTTTTACGATGTGGTGGGATGTTTTGTTCTTATTTTGACCGAGACAAAATTAATCTTTTAAGTAGGTATCTCCAAGATAAATACCTTTTTAAAGTAAAAGGATACTATGCAGATTTAAAATCAAACCCAGTCCCACAAGCAAGAAAAGTAAAATGGATGAATGGATGGGAAATAATTGGTATGTGGCAAAAACCAGGAGGTAAGTTAACTTATAATTATCAACTAGGGCAAGCAAAGGATTGGGGGATAAGACCCATTGTAGGGCATACTACGAAAGAAGATGGTAGAAGATGTCATCCAACACAAAAGCCGATATCTGTAATGGAAAAATTTATTTCTTATTGGTCTAATAAAAATGATATCATTATTGATCCCTTTCTTGGTTCAGGTACAACAGCAGTAGCTTGTAAAGAATTAGGGCGTAGGTACATCGGAATAGAAATTAATCCTAAGGATTGTGAAAGAGCTAGGAATAGAATAAAAGCTATCTCGGAATTATTATTCTAGGATGTAATAAAATATGAAAAAACTTTACTTTCTAAATAGACTATGATATAATTTAATTATAAAATAATATAATAGAAAGGAGGAAGAAGAAAATGGTTCAACAGGATTTAGCATTAAAACAAAAATGGCAGGTAGAAAGTTTTACAGAACCTGATAAATTCTATACTGTAATCAAGACAGATGAAGGATATACCTGTACCTGTCCAGCTTTCATAAACCGTCATGAGGATTGTAAGCATATTCAAAGGGTAATCGAAGACACAGATTTAGAAGGGGAGTCAGAGAAATCAAAAACTAAAGAAAAGATAGAGAGTAAAGGCGAATACGAGATGAGAACGAAATCAGGAATTTCTTTAGATGTAGCAGTATCAGGTTTGCAAAAGGAAGTTAGAAGAGGCAATATAGAGAACGCAGTTTTCTTGGTCCAAGACATGGTGATGGCCGGATTTATAAGGTATGCGTGGAGAAGGTTAATGATAATAGCGGCAGAGGATTGTGGAGCGGACCCGATTCCAACGATGGCGGTTCATGCCTGTTACGAAAACGATAAGATGTCATCTCAAGATTTTAAGAATGGGAAAGGCAACGAAGGAGTGTTAATAACTCAAGCGGTAGTGTTTTTGTGTAAATCTAAGAAAAATAGATTTAATGATGATCTCTGGTGTTATTTATTAAAAATCAGGAAAGACGGGCAAAAACCGATTGTAAAAGATTTCTTTTTAGATGAGCATACCGAAAAAGGCAGGGAAATGGGTCGGAAAGAAGATTATTGGTATAGAGAATCATCGAAATTAGAGAATAAAACAGGAGAAAATCCTTACGAAAAACTGTTGAAAGAAATGGATGGATATAAGGAATAATGGTATACGGTTTTATATTGTGTATAGGAGACTCCCTCACCTATGGAAGTAGGGAAAATTATGGAAGAGATTATGCTTTTTATCTTGGAAAGATATTAAGTGAAAAGTATGATCAAGGTTGGGTAGCCATAGCGGAAGGATTACCTGGAGAAACGTCTTCAGAATTAGCAACTAGGGTGTATAAGACGATTAGAAAGTATCCCGAATGTTATGAGGTAATATTTCTAACCGGCACAAATGATTCGAAAGATAACATCATAACGCCGGTAGAAATATTCAAAGAGAATATAGAACAAATATTGAGAGTAGCTAAAGTTTGTAAGAAGAAAGTGTATTTGTGTACTATCCCAGATATGGTTGGTTTCGGGTGCCCTGATTATACAGTAAGATCCTCACATAGAATAGAAGAATATAATAAAGTGATAGAAAGTATGGCGGAAGATAACGAAGTTAAATTAGTCGAATTAAGGGGTATAGACGAAAACATGTATTCTGATGGAGTGCATCTGAATTGCGAAGGGTATAAAGAGATAGCAAGGAGAGTCTCTGAAGCGATAATTTCAGAAAGGTTTTGGCATCTCAGCCAAGTATATTATAAAAATAAGGAGGTAAATTATGAAAGTCCCAGCCACAAGAGTTGTATATAGTGATAATGTAAAAAGGGGAACTATTTTGAGATGGGCAAAAATATTAGAGTCTGGAATGGTAATACTCGGGAAAAATACTAAAGAATTTGAAGCTAGGATGGCAAGTTATCTTGGAAGGAAACATGCAGTATCTGTAAGTAATGATACTGCAGCACTGGAACTGGCTATGAGATTGATAGATGTAAGGGGGAAGGAGGTAATTATACCAGCTAACGGATTTTACTCAGTTGTAACTGCAATAGATAGAGCAGGTGGTATACCTTTATTAGTAGATATAGATATTGAGAATAATATAAACTTTACGGCAAGCCAGATAGAACACGTGATAAATAATCGTTATCATATTGTAAAGGCAGTGGTGTTAATGCCTTGCGGAGGAGTAACCGCTACAGATAGTTTAGAAATAAGAGAAGTTTGTATGAGAAATGGAGTATATCTTATAGGCGATAATGCACACGCAATAGGGCTTGAGCTAGATGGAGATTATGGTTTATGTCAGCCAAATATAAGGGTAGGTTCTTTTGAGGACATAAGTTGTATGAGCTTTTATGCTACCAAGGTCCTGAATACAGCAGAAGGCGGAATGATTTTATTTGATGATGACCGGTGGGAGACCGAAGCAAAATGTATGAGAAATTATGGTAGAACTGGTGATTTTGGAGAATCGGTAATAATAAGAGATGGGTATAACTGGCGGATGACAGAATTCCATGCTGCACTAGGTTGTGAACAGATAAAGGAAATAGATGAAATATTAGAGAATAGAAGAAAGGCAGCAGCACTTTATAGTAAGTACTGGCCAGAAAAATTAATAAGAATGAAGTTTAATGGTATAAAGTCTAACTTCTATAAGTATATGGCTATGTTACCTGAAGGAGTGTCAAAAAGTTGGTTTAAGCTTGAAACAGAAAAGAGAGATGTTTCAATGTCGGGCGATGTATATGATGTATGTATACATCAACAACCGATATATTTCGGAAGGTGGGGTATGTTAAGTTTCCCTCAGGCAGAAGAGTTTTCAAAAAGACATGTGTGCTTACCATTGTCAGAGATAACTACAGAGGAAGAAGTTAAGTATACAGTGGACGTAATAAATGAAGTATTGAATAGGAAAGTTTCTTTATCACCAGTGGGGAGGGTTAAAAAATGAAAATAGTAATAGCAGGGGGAACAGGTTTTATAGGCGGGCATTTAGCCGAGACGTTAAATAAGAGAGGTCACGAAGTACTGTTAATAGATGTAGTAGATGGTTGTATATCTGATTTGGATTTTAAAGCGAAGTTTATAAAAGCAGATGTTACTACCCTGAATGATTTCGGAAGTATAGTCAAAGATAGAGGATATAATGTTCTAGTATATCTTGCTGGCATCAGTCATACTTGCAGTGCAGGAAAGATGTTATCGGAGAATTACAAGAACGGGCTTTATGGTTTATCGAGGCTTTTAGATCAAGGTGGGAAGTATCTCGATAAAGTGCTAATAGCGTCCTCAAGTCTAATATCAGGATTGCTAGAGAGTGAGATGCGTTATTATGGAGGTTATGAAGACGAAGTAGAAGCTAACGAAACATGGCTTGATACAGGATTGTCCTATCATCCATATGTGAGTAATAAGGTAGCTATGGAGATGTGTGTTAGAGATTGGGCATATCTAAATAATAAGAAATATATAATTACTAGATTCGGGACAACGTATGGTCCAAGAATGAGGCCTGGTGTAGTAGATGACATTTTCATTAGAAGAGCAATGAAGGGGTTGCCTCTTGAGATACATGGAGATGGTAGCCAGTGGAGACAGCATATATATGTAGGAGAAACAGTAAGAGGAGTAGCGATTGCACTTGAAGATGATGGAGTAAATAGCCGGGTGTTTTCTTTAGTTCCAGATTACAAGGTTACTGTAAAAGAAATGGCAGGAGTAGTGCAATCTTTTATACCGAATACTAAAATAAAATATGTGAGTGGAAGACCTCTCGATATAAAAGTGAAGTATATAAATCCGTATGAGACTTCTAAGATACTTGGATGGAAGAATAGGTTAACTTTTAACCAAGGTATGAAGATGACTATAGATTGGTATAAGAAAAATCCTGATTGGATGCCTAAAGAATTAACCGAAGACTATTTCACGAAAAGATGTTTAGGAGAAGTAGTAGGAGATTCGGAGGAAAGATAGATGAGATTGCTGATAGCTCCCATATGGACTATATCAAATGCCAGTGGGGCAAGTGAATTTTTGGATTTTAAAGATCTTGCTGATGAGATGTTCAAAGGTAAGGAGCCTTTGTATTTGTATCTGTATGCACCGCTAAGATTTCAGGGAAAACTGCCTGAAATAGAAAATACCAAGATATTATGGTATGATGATGACAAGTCTCTGTATTACGATCAAGAAGTAGAAATTCCAGAAGGCTTTTTGAGGATGTTTAATGAGAGGATAGGGTATTATCCTATTGATGCTGTGTGGACTAACAGAACTCAGGCAGCCATGATGATGGGGAGGATGTTATGGGATTTCAGGACTAAAAGAAACAGCATACCGGTGTTTATAGAAGTATTTGAATCAATAGACAGGAATAAGGGTCAGACGAAAATCACCGATCTTGAGATGGTGACTAGAGCGATGGCGTATGCTTATGAGTGTCCTATATTCGACAGTGAGGTAGAAATGGCAAAAGCAATAAACTCAGCAACACACTACGTAAGGGGAGCGGTAGTAGATAAAATAATACAGAATTCGGTAGTAATACCGCACAATATACCGTCGGCAAAAATAGATGTTTACAAAAAAAATAGGATAGTTAACGAAAAATTTGTAGTTTTTTTTGGTGGTAGGTTGAACTGTTCAAAAAGGGCAAAACAATTACTGGAAATATATGATTTGTTTTATGCTTTTGGAAGAAATGTAGAAATAGTAGTGACTTCGCCTCGTGCGGAATCCAAGATGGGCAATAAATGGAAGAAAAAATATAAGGAGATAAGGTTCATATATAATTGTTCGTTTGATAAATTCGCAGAGGAAATGGTGAGAGCTGATGTAGTATTGTCTTGTTCAATACATGAAGGTCTTACTTTAGGGATTTTACAGATGATGTATGCTGGCCCGGTGGTAATATTGCCGAAACTGTATTGGGTGAAAGGATTAATAAGAGAAAGGTATGAAGATTATAAATTCTTGTACAAGAATTTTGATGAAGCGAAAATGATGCTTAGGTATGTATACGAAAATTATGATGAAAGCCAAGGAGAAATGGAGAAAATCAGAAAATTCGTTAAAGATACGTACGGGGAAGGAATGAATTACGGAATCCAAAGATTAGAATTTATGAAAGATAAAATAGGTCAACGTTCAGGATTTGTGACTTCGATTGAATGCGTTAAGGAATTATTAGAAAAAACGTTATCAGAATCTTCAGGTATAGTTTCTTTAGAAGAATTTTATGATAGAATGATAAAAAATAGTAATTCGTTTACGAAAAATAGGCCAGTAACGAGGGGAATGCCAAGCAAATACAGAATTTATAAATGGTTGAAAAATCAGGGATTGAAAGATATTTGTGATTCAGAAATGGCGAAATTTAGAATCGGCGAAAAAATAGAACGACACAGTAAGTCCATAGTTAATAACGAAAAAGGGTTTTAAAGAAAAAAAGGTTTAGAAACAACCGAAAAAGGGTTAGAAATCGACGAAAACGCTGTAACCCTTATATAATAACACTTTCGGGCATTTTTAAAAATGCTCGTAAATAATGCTAGTGCAATTGAAAAGACAACCCACATACTAATATAAACCACTTTAGGGGGTAGAAGAATGAAGGATGAAAATATAGAAATAGAAAATAGAAAAAGAAAAAAGTTTTTTGAGGATAGTAGAAAAAAAGCTGTAGAAAAAGACATAGCTGTAGAATTGATAGAACCGAATACTTGGAACCCGAATAGAATGAGCGATGATAAATTTTCAGAATTGGTGAAAAATATCGAAGAAATAGATAACGTCCAAAGGGTGTTGGTAGTAGAAGATAAAGGAAAATATAGAATAGTTGATGGGGAACATAGATATAAAGCACTCAAAGTCTTAGGCCAGAAAAAGATTCCTTGTACCGTAATTGAATTGGAAGATCAAGATAGACAGAAATTTATCTCGATGAGAATGAATGTCATAAGAGGGAAAATAGACCCGTTGAAATTTACTGAACTGTTTGATGAATTGTCGGAGAAATATGGAGAAGAAACTACGAAAACCATGATGGCTCTGGTGGAGGAGAATGAATTTGAAAGAATATATAAGGAGGTATTGAAGGATCTGTCACCGGAGATGAGAAAAAAATTGAAAGAGACGAAACAGGAAATTAAAACTGTAGAAGGATTATCGAATGCGTTAAATTTGCTTTTTAGCCAATACGGAACGACATTAAAATACAACTATATGTGGTTTGATTACGGTGGGAAGAAGAATTTGATGATACAATGCTCCAAGATGTTATGGAACGAATTGAAAAAGATAACAGATGTGTGTTTGGAAAACAAAGAAGACATCAACGTGATAATGGAAAGGTTGATAAAGCTCGAATACCTGAAAACCCGTGAAGTAAAGGAAGAATAAAAAAATAGTAAGAAGGATGATGAAAAAAAGTGGTAGAGGGAAATACCGAAAAGGATGATGAAATAGACGAGGAAGTGAAAAAAAGTAACGATTACGATGTAGACGTTACTAAATGGATAAATGCACAAGTCCCAAAAGGAAGAACAAAATTTGATAGGTCAAAAAACAGGGCAATATATATAGAGCTTTTATTAGCTGATGTACCATATAGGGAATTAGTGATAATAGCAAAGAAGAAATATAATGAAGATTTTAGCTTACGGGGGTTTTGTCTTCTTAACAGAAAGATACCTAGGGAAATCAAAAATCCTATAGAAAGAATGGAAAAATTTATAAAAGAAGCTCCTTATAGAGTAAATGAAATATTAATGATGGAGGAGTTGGTGACAGAACAAAGGAAGAGATTTATGGATGCGGGAAATTTCGAGGCAAAAGCACCTGTCCCGTTAAGTTCAAGATCCCAGGTGGCAAGAGATTTGCATAGCTTACTGGTAGACCTGCAGGAAGCTAAAATGAAGTCAGGTGTAATTACGAGAGTTCCTGAAGTTATAGAAATATCTAATATAAAATCCGTATCCCAGTATAGTGAGGAGGATAAAAAAAAGGAGCTTGAGCGAATTGACAATAAATTACGTGGAATTGGGGGAGAAAAAGCAGGAGAACAGTCTCACTTGGGATGAAACGTTACTTTACGCAAGACATAATTTCTGGTATTTTTATTTAACGATATTTAGCATATCTGTAGAAACTCTAGAAGGTAGATTTGAATGGGGGAAACATATTCGTGAGTGGGCAGACAGAATGCAAACAAATACTAGGACAGCAACATTAGGACCGAGAAAACATCTCAAAAGCCATACGTTTTATGCCTACGTTATGTGGAGAATGTATGGGATCTGGTATGATGCAAAAATAGTAAAGAAAAGAACTATGCTGTACGATATGCTTTATATAAGCTATAAGATGAGTATGGCAGGAGAGCACATTGAAAATATAAACAGATATGTTCTTATAAACCCGTATTTTGGAGACTGGATAAAGATATCTGATGCGAATTCTGTAATGAAGTATTATTTCAAGGGCTGTGAGTTTAACTGTAAACCTGAAGGCATGGGAAGTTTTAAAAGAGGTAAGCATCCACACGAGGTGTTATGTGATGATATTCTGGCTGATCCGACAGAAAAGTTAGAGTACTCAACGATGAAAAAGTTGAATAAGATATTCTTCGAGCAGATAGCTTCATTTCCGAAAGAAGTAGTAGGAAGGATGCACGTAATAGGTACTGCACAGGATTCTACGGATTTATTTTTCCAATTGAAAGGGAATAAGAAATATAGTTGGAATCTGTATAAGGCAATAATTGACCGGGATAGAAAAGAAGTATTATGGCCAGAGTTTATAAATTATGAGAGATTAATGGAAATTCTTGAATTTGAATTAAATGGTTCCGAGAAGATATTCAATAAAGAGTATCAGTGTTCTCCGGTGAGAAGTGAGGATGCTTACTTTACTTTTGATGAAGTAAATGAAAAGATGGATAAAAATTTAAAAGATATGTGGGATATGCCGGAGAAAGTTAAAGGTATGTGCTTCGGGGGGTTTGATGTAGGCAAGAAAAGAAATCCATCTCATTTGTCGGTGTTTAGTGCATTTGGAGAAAATATAATACAGGTTCATCAAAAGTGGATGGACGGTTGGGGGTATGGAAGACAAGTAGAGTATTTAAAAATGGCATGTGATAAGTTCAAGATTGTTAGGCTTTATTACGATAATACCAGAGCGGAGCTTGAGAGTTATGCAGAAAGAGGAGAACTACCAAAAGCAATGAAGCCGATCGTTTTTACATCTAAAGTAAAATATTTAATGGCAGCAGCATTAGAAAAAGTAATGGGTGACGAAAGGTTCAGATTGTTGTATAATGAGAGACAAAGAGAAATGATAATATGCGTGGATAATGATTTGAATTCTCCGGAGACAGGAGAAGGGCATGGAGATTCATTTTGGTCGAATGCTATGGCTTGTATATCTATAGTGAAGAGGGCTAAAAAAGGAAGAGTTACTACGTAAGAAAGGAGAAATAAAATGTTAAAAGTAATTGATAAAGATATTCAGAGAGTAATTGAACCTAAATTCAGAGATCCAAGTGAACTTTCATTAGAACAGTTAACAGATCCTGATTATTCGTTAAAACAGTTAGAAAAACTCAATGGAGGCAAGCTTTCAATTTTATGTAGCAAGTGCCATCATTGCAGGTAAGGAAGGAGTAAGATTATGACAGAGAAAAAGAAAGGTAGAGTGACAGTTGGAGACAGTAGAACTGTCGGAAGGCAGTTTGTAAGGACAACTAAAGGAGTATATCCTATATCTGTCCTTAATAGATATGAAATAAAGAAGGAATCAAAACAGCTTCAGGAAGAAGCGTTATCGTTTGGTATAAAAAGTTTAGTATCCCCACCTTATAATCCAAGTAGTTTATTGACATTATTCGAAAGTAATTCTATATTCTCAGCATGTGTGGAACAAATAGCAGAGGACGTGGCAGGGAGGGGATATAATTTGGTTTTAGAAGAAGGGACCGAAGAAAATGATGAAACGAAGGCAGAGAAAGAAAAAATACAAAAGTTGATAGATAAACCTAATCCAGAGGACTCCCTGAGAGAGATATTGAATAAAGCGATTGTAGACTTAGGTTCGGTAGGATGGTTCGGAATCGAAGTAGTGAAGAGTAAAAATTTGAATACTAAAGTAACTGAGATAAGCGAATTATATCATATACCTGCACATACTTTTAGGGTGCATAAGAACAGTAAAAAATTTTGTCAGTTGAGGAATAATAGCAAAGTTTGGTTTAAGAAGTATGGTGAAGAGAAAGATATATCGGCAGAAACTGGAGAAATAGTAGGCTCGAAAGCAGAAGATAAAAATAAAGCAAATGAACTTATATATTTCAAGAAGTATTATTCAAAATCGAGTTATTACGGAGTGCCAAATATTATATCGGCTATAGGTTCGGTTGTAGGACTGATAAGTATTAGAGATTATAACCTGGCGTTTTTTGAAAATTATGGGGTCCCGGTAGCGTTGATAACTCTAGAAGGAGAATGGGAAGCAGGTTCTGCTAAAAAGATAAGAGATTTTCTCGATAGTGAGGTAAGAAATACTGATAATGCACATAAGACAATGGTGTTTGAAGTTCCTGATGGATGCAAGTTTGTTTATACACCATTAATTACAGAGACAAAAGAAAGTAGTTTCAGGTTTTATCAGCAATCATTAGTAGACGATGTACTAATTGCTTATCGAATGCCACCTGAAAGGATAGGAGTAAGAGTAATAGGTTCACTTGGAGGAAATGTGGCTGTAGAAGCTACGCATATTTATGCAGAATCTGTGGTAGAACCGTTACAGACGAAGCTTGCAAGTATTATAAATAGCAAAATATTGCAAGAAGGTTTGGGCTGTGTATATTACAGTTTTGAATTTGTGCCTATGGATGTAAGGGATTTTGATAAAGAAACCATTAGGTATAATACCTTGATAGAAAATGGTGCAATGACTCCAAATCAAATGAGGAGTGCGCTGGGACTTGGTAAACCGTATCCAGGTGGGGATAAATATTATATAAAAGTTACTTTGTTGCAGGTAGGCGAAGAAGAGATAAAGAAGAAGGAAGAAGAGATAAAGAAGAAAGAAGAAGTAATAGAGAAGAAGCAAGATGAGTTTGTGGGTGCTATGATTGAATTGGTTAAAGGTGTAAATAAGATAGCAGAAAATTGAGAATATGTTGGTGGTGATTATATGAGTGATGATATTAAAAAATTGGATTCTAAATCTAGTGATGTAATAGTGTACAGGTCTAGTGAAGAATATAAGGATATGCCTAAAGAGAAATTGCAAAGTATTATAAATAAGGTAAAAGAGGCATTTCCAGATAATCAGATCCTATATATATGTGGCAATGAGGATGTATTCTCGCTATCCGAGAATAAGATGAATAGCATCGGGTGGTTTAGGATGGGTGTACCTAACGTAGGCAAAGGAGAGAAAGTAACCGATATCACGAAGTTCATAGAAAAAATGGAGTTAGAATTTTATTTGAAGGAGAAAGCCGAAGAAGTAGCGGGTAGGGTTGCGGAGGAAATAAAGAAAGATATGCCTGGGATGGAAGTAAAAGTAACGATAGGTCTATTCATTAAAAAGAAAGAGTAAAATATAGGGGGATTTGATGGTAACTGTCGAAAAGGCAAAAGAAATCTCAATACAATTAAATACGTTCTTTGAAAAAATAGATCTCAACAGGAAGAATCGGAATGCGATGTTCAGAACAATGGACAAAAGATATGATATATTCTATAAAGATGTAGCTAAAAAGTATCTTGATTTCATGGTTAATAAGATAGTATCCGATATTAAAAAAAGAATAATAAAGGCAAGTGCTTCAAGCATAGTAACTAAATATGTAGACTGGGAGAAGATAGAAGAGGAAGGTGTTGCAATCTATGAACCTGCTTATGTAAGCGTAATGGCTGAATCTGGGGGTAAAGCTTATGAGCAGGCGAGAATAGAAGGTAGTTTTAATGTATTCAATCCGCTTTCGTTGAGCTGGGCAGCTAAGAATTCATTAGAACGTGTAACTGAACTTACGAATGAAACTAAAGATGCCTTGCGTGAAGTAATTGCACAGAGTATGCGTGATAAGATGAGTCGGGTTGAAATAGGTAGACAGATAAGGGAACTGCCTTTAGGACTTAACTTAACGCAAACCAAATCATATTATACTTATAGAGACAGTCTAATTGCCGATGGTATTAGTGATAAAGCTTTGGGTAGCAAGATGCAGAGTTATTACAACGAATTATACCGTGGTAGATGCGACTCAATAGCAAAGACAGAAGTATCTAGATCCGTAAATGAAGGATATCTGCAAGCTTTAGAACAACAAGATGTCTTTACAACGGTTACAATTTCAAGTGCAGCCGATTGTTGTGAGGAATGTGCGGCCAGAGAGGGAGAAGAATACACGATTGAGGAGGCCCATGGTATCTTACCATTGCATCCAAGATGTCGATGTGCTTGGACGGTAGTGTACGAAGCGAGAGAGAAACCAGCTCCAGTATGGAAGCCAACTATGACAGAATCTGAAGCTAATGCATGGGCAAAAGGAAGTGTATATGAGAAAGAAGTATTTTACCATGGGACTACAAAAGGAGCAGCTACCGAAATTAAAGAAGAAGGTTTTAAGATAGCTAACTTGGGGGATAATACAAAATGTGGAGGCTATTTAGGTCAAGGTCACTATGCGACTTTGGCTGAGAATGAAGCTGAATTTTATAGTACGATTACTGGCAAAAAGGGTCAAGTTTTAAAAATAAAAACTAAACTTTCAAATGTTCTTACAGCTACGAATGAAAAAGAGTACTATCAACTAATAACCGATAGTTCTCTTCTACGTAATGCTACAATAGTTAATGAGAATTTAACTTACGCAGAACTAGTAGCTGATGCAAAATTAAAGTACGATTCTCAGTTATTGGGAACTCTTAAAACTATAACATCTAAAGATTGGGAAGCAATTAAGAAAATAACTAGGACTGAAAAGTATGGGATTGAAGTGACTCAAAGATACATGATGAAAAACGCTGGGTATGATGGTATATATATACGTCACGAGTTATGTATTTTTGATGATGCAAGTTTAGTTGTGATAAAATAAGGGGGATAAAGATGGTAGAAAAATGGAATCCTAAAGAAGGTAGTAGATGTTGGTACTGTATAAATATAAACGAAAAAAAAATTTTGACTTGTAAGGCATTTCCAAAAGGAATACCTCACGAGATTTTATCGAGTGAGTTTAATCATATAAATCCTCATCCGAAAGATCATGGGATACAATTTGAATTAGATAAAAAAGCGGTTGAGCGGTGGGGACTTTAAGGATAATCTAAAGTAAGGAAGGTGGTATTTATGAAGATAGAAGATATAACTAAAACTAGTATCAAGAAGATAGACGGCAAGGAGTTGTATTCGTTAAGGTTGAGGTTCCTGCAAATATGGGATAAACATTTTAAAGAAGTAAAGAAGTTCATGGATATAGACAGAGGGACGATGCTGGAGAAGTATCAGATCCTAATAAAAGAGATGGGTGAAAGAAAACTTGTCCATGACACGAAGGAGATAGATAAGGCACTGCTTACAAAATCTTTGTATGGTATAGATATACCAGGTCTAAAGGAAGAAGTATTGATAAAAGATTACGTGTCTATCTTCGGAGATTATTTGAAAAATCCAAAAACGTCAAAAGAAGTAAGTGTGGCGGTAATAGATAAACCAGATATAGTAGAGCAAATGGAAAAAAAGATTGGAGATATAATAAAGATCCAGTTAAAGAAAAAATGTAAAATAGTATGGAAGGCGGAAGGTGCAGGGGAGAACTATATGCCAGTATTTGATGTGATATTAAGGCCTAAGGAAACTACCGGTAGGGTGGAAATAAGCAAACCTGAAACTACTGATAAATATCACCATATACCGGTAAATAGTTGCAAGATAACAGCAACTATAGACATTTCGGCAAAAGACGGGATAAAAGCCCTGTATTGTGGTGGTGAAGGTGACAAGAAGATAGCAACTTATCTCTTTGACGTAGATAAATTTACTATGGCCACGGCGAAGGCTTGGTTGAAGAAACAGGAGACTAAGAAATCCGAGGCTGTAAAAGAGGAGGAACCGAAAGTAATAAAAGATGATGATGTAGTGAACAAGATTATTCCAATCTTTAAAATAGACGAAGAGAAGAGGATAGTGGGTGGAGTAGTATATGCTCCAGATGAAGTTGATAGTCAAGGTGATACAGCAAGTGCAGAAGAAATAGAAAAGGCAGCACATAAATTTAATGTTGAAGTAAGAAAGTTTAAAGTAAATCACAAAGGGAAAGACCGGGACGTTGATTTATTAGAGAGTTATATAATGCCTGCAGATGTTACTATAAGTAATGTGATAATTAAGAAAGGAAGTTGGTTTATACTGTGTAAGGCGAATGAAGATGAAGTTTGGGATGGAGTAAAGAGTGGCGACCTAACCGGCTTTAGTATGAGAGGATGGGCAAACGCCTTTTAAATTCACAGTAAATCAAAGTATACAAGCCTGTTAATACGCTAGTAAAATAATATTTGCAATCCATAATAAATTATATTATAATATGTCATACGAAGTTATAAGTTAAACGGTTAAAATCTGAACACATTCCCATAGCACGGGAATCTGATAGCGGATGTTTAAGCTTTCATTAATTATCGGAGGCTAAGGCATCCGCATTTTTATTTGGGGGTGGTCCTATGTATAGAAAACTGAAGGATATTGATGTTAGTGAGTTGTCTTTCGTAAGGAAGGGTGCGAATAAGAAAAAGTATGTAATAATGAAGAATGATGGAACCACCGTGGAATTAGAAAAGGATGATGTAGCGATATCAATAAGTAGTGACGGAACCGTGAAAGGAACAGTTGTAAGAATAAATAACTCGGAGATAAGTAACGTAAGAGATTTTAATTTTGGTTTTTATGCTCCGTCTGGCGGGGAAAATATAGAAAATGGTTGGGTCAATAAAGTTGACCTTTCATACACGTTAGATACAGGTGTTGTAGGCGGTTTCAAACAGTCTAGTAATTATAGACTAGTAAAAAATAATGGGGAGGTGAGCAATGTGCTCGACAAGGCAAAATTAAATGGAATGTTAAAAGAATATCTTGGAGAAGAGGTAAAACTGGAAGAAGTGAAAAAGAGTGAAGAAGAGTTAGCGAGTATCGAGAAATCTTTGAATATTGTTAATGAATACAGGGAAGAGTTTCCACCTGAATTAAAAGATGCTATTGGTGTTATAGCCAAGCATGCTTGTGGTAGCTTTGAAGTGGAGAAGGCGGATGATAAGAAAACTGTAGAAGTCAAAGAAGATTTAGAGAAATCCGGTAAGAAACATTCTAAGAAAACGTTGGAGGTAATTAATGATATAGTAGCTAAGCTCCATGGTCTTTTGTCAGATGAACCAGAAAAAGTAGAGGAAATAGTACAGAAGGGGAAAGAGGAAGACACAAAATACGTAGATGTAATGAAAAAGTTAGATGAGGTAAACGCATTGTTAAAGAAGAAAGAAGAGGAATCAAAAGCCCTTGAGACAAGACTTGCTGAAGTGGAGAAGGTAAAGGGAGTTAAAAAAGGATTAGATGGACAGGATGATGATGATGAATTAGATAACAAAAAGGACGTCAAGAAATCAGAAGTATTTCATTGGGGTTCATTTAAAGCAAAGGGAGGTGAATAAAATATGATTACCAACAAAAAATTATTGAATAAGACATCGTTTATAAAAGGAATGTTTCCTGTAGATATAGACTTTACACCGGAAGAAGCGGATAAGTTTATAGATTATATCGTAGATGAGTCTGTATTAAAAGGTAATGCACAGATAATCAGAATGGCAAAACCAACTAAAATCGTGAGAACTATCGGAACAACTGGTAAAGTCCTATGGCCTGATGCGATATTCGATTCTACCAAATATAAACAAACTGTAGTAGCAGGCAAGGCAGAGTTAGTATCTAAAAAGGCAAGAGGATGCGTACGTGTCCACGATGATGATTTGGAAGATAATATAGAAGGTGATGCATTCGTAGATCATCTGATGAGAATGATTGCTGCAGATATAGCTAATGATTTAGATGAAGCATACTATATGGGGTTAAAGTCTCCTAGTGGAGTATTACCTTTAGATATTAATGGATTGTGGGATGGTTGGAGACAAAGGATGTTGAGTTCGACATACGTGAATACCGTAACCGGTGGTGCTACCATACTAAATGCAAGAAGTAGTGATTTCTCAATATATACCGATGGATATATTGCAGAACAGAAGGCTGCTGCACCTTATAACTGGGAGTTCAAATTCGGTAAGATGATAAAGGCTATGCCTTCAAAGTATAAAAAGTTAGCTGGAGGACTTGCAGGTCTAAGATTTTTCTGTAGTGACCAGATAGAACAAGATTATATCGACTCGTTGTCTGCAAGGTCTACTATTTTAGGAGATCAAGCCATATTAGGGCAAGGCCCTTTACATTACGGAAAAGTTCCTATTGTTTCTATGCCATTAATGAGTGTAGATATGCCAGTAGTAAAGACTGGAACTTTCGGAAATTCAACTGTGGCTGCAGATGTCTTGGCTGGAGCAACGGTCATAGTGGTAGCAAGTGGAAGTAATTTTGACGCGAACGATTATATCTGGATACATAAAACATTGTTAGAGTATAAATCAGAAGTTGTCCAGATAGCTTCCGTAGATACAAATACTTTAACCCTGAAGACTGCTCTCAAGTGGAATCACACCTTGGCAGATGCAGAATTAGTACAAGAATGCACCATAGACGGAACAGATTGTTTCTTAACTCATAGAGATAATTTAATGATAGGAATTCAGAGAGATATCAAAATGGAAACATCAAGAGAAGCTGCTGATGAATCTACATATTTCTTCTATAGTTTAAGAGCCGATTTGTTACTCGGAAACCCGGCTGCAGTGGTATTCTTGAAGAATCTAAAAATAAGATAGAATAAATTCTAAAAGGAGGAAATGATGATGGTAAAGTATGAGGTGTTTAATTTTGGTGGAACTAGAAGCATACCTTACAAGGAACACGCTTTACATCTACAACAGAATTGGGGATTTGTCACAGAAGATGAGGAACTAGTTAAAATGTTAAAAGAGCTCCCTTATGTAACAGTGAGGGAGATTGAACCAAAGAAAACAGAAGGAAGTTGCAGGATTAATAAAGATAAGGGTTTAACCATTTATGAAAAAATGAACTTCTTTAATTTAAGAAAAGTAGCAAGAGAAATGGGTATTGAAGTGACAAATAAAGAATGTAAGAATGATATTTTGGATAAAATAAAAAAGTATAATATAAATCATTAAGTGAGGTGAGAAAAATGACTAAACGAAATTTAGCTGATTTACATAGAGATATTGCCCAACCACTAGGAAGAGTAATTCAGGAGGCTTTTGAGGACGGTATGATTATTACTTCTAAAACTTTCTTAGATTTTGCTCCTGTCTTTGTTCCGGATTCAGCCCGTTCAAATTTTGCTTTCGCAATAGGAAAAAGAGGCGATGCTGGAGAGCTTGATGTTACAATGTTAGTAGCGACTACTCAGCATCTTGACCCGATACAAATGAACCTTAATATAATAGGTGCTAATCCAACTGGTGTATCTACTATTAATCTAATCTATACCAATATAACTCACGATACTGTTGATATGAGTAATCTAAGACTTAAATGTGCTGACTGGAATGTGGTAGTTGGCAAAGATGTATTAGATGCCTATGTGTATCAAGGAGAAATAGATTTTATTGCTTCGGGTGTTGCTGTAGGTGGCGAGGCCACAGTATTAGGATTGGTAATGAACGCTGGTGATGAGGATGTAGCTGGTAATCTACGTGGTCTAATTATATCCATGCAAGGTGCTGGAACCCATAATACAGCGATTGGTCTTGAAATTAGAACTACCTGTGGCCATAGTTTAGGAACTGGACTTGCAGAGGGGATTAGAATCGCTGGTACTCCTTTACCTGTTGTTGCTATAGCAATGGGTAATCAGGACAATGACAATGAAGGCCCGCAAAATGCTTTCTTTTTCCCGAGTGCAGGTGGTGCGGACGAAGGTCCTTGTGTAGGTACGGTTAAGTCTGGTGATGGTGAAGGTTCAATTAAAATATTAGTCGGTGCGACAACTAAATATCTTAAATACTGGTCTGACCCATCATAATTAAAAGGCTTTGCGGGGTGGTTAATTAAACCCCGCAATCCTAAAAATAAAAAAGGAGGAAAAGGATTTAATGAAAGTATCACTTAACGTATTTGAGCGAGTCAATCTGATTAGTATTTTATCGGGAGAATCAGATTTTACAACTTTAAAACTTATGCGTAAAGCTAAAGAAGATTTGAGCTTTACTGAAGAGGAGCATAAGTTATTGAAGTTTATAGAACTTCCCGATGGTAGAGTGACGTGGAAATCTAAAGATGCCGAAAAAATAATTAGAGAATTTGAATTAGGTGAGGTAGTTACAATGCGGATTAAAGAAACTCTTAAGGTAGAGGATTCCCGAAAGAAACTTAAAGATGAACATTTTACTCTATACGAAAAATTTGTTTTGGAAGGGGATAAGCAAGTTGGGTAAATTAGGAGAAAAACTGCAAGAAGATGTTAGTAGAGGAAATACAAAAATAATAAAAGAAGATTTTGGTAGAATAGTATCTTCAGTGAATATGTTGATAGGAGAAGGTAATATTAATTCCTATATGTTTATAGCTCTAAAAGATTACAGAGTTTTAAAAATTAGTGAAGTCCATGCTACCGAAGGGAAGAGTGAAGGCGAAGTAAAAGTTACCATTAAAAAAGTATTAGATGCTATGAGGATAGATGATGTAAGTACAGTTGATTTGCTCGGAGAAACTAAAATTGATTTAAAAGGAGAAGCAGGTATAATTCAATCCCCTTTACTTACGAATAAATTAAGTGACTTGCTTGTGAATAAGAATGATATGCTGGCAGCTGTTTTTACAGGCGATTTGGCTGGTCTGACTGGTGGGGTCATAACCGTGGAATTAGAACAAGTATAATTAAAAGGAGAAAACATGAATTGTCACTATATTATAGAAGCTAAATTAGTAGATAGCTGGCCAAGTGGTTTTACTGCAGGAGAAAAAGAGGAAAAAATATTAAAGGCAGAAAGACTAGTAGAAAAACTTACAAAAGACTATTTTTATCCCAAAAATTTTATTTTAATTATGAACGGAAACGATAAAAATAGAATGTATTTGCCTGTAAGGCCAAGAATACTATCAATAAATCAACTCAGTATAAATACTGAATATATATCTACTACAGATCTTACCGGAAGCAACATAGAAGGAACTAAAGGAAACTACACGATAGAATTGCATATAAATACCGTTCTTAATGCTTTCAGGGATAGTTATATAAGCATATATGATTATTCTAAAACAGAAGATAGGTACTGGGGGTGCAAAATATTATCTAATACTTTAACAGATGGTAATGGAAAGTCAGTGTTCACTTTGGAGGAGGCTATCCCAGAAACATTGGCGAATGAAGATACAGTTTCGATAATAACCAATTGGCGTTATGATGAAGATTCTGTGTTTAGTCCGTTGGTAGGTGAAATTAAAGAACCAGGAGTGCTAATTGAACCGATAAATCTGTATGTAAGAGATAAAATGTTTGTAAAAGGTGAGAATAATATTAAAATTATCGGCTCTTACGGTTATTATAATTGTCCTCAGGCGATAATGGATGCCTGCGTAATACTAGTGCAGTATGATATGGAACCTGAAAGATATGAAACGTATAATTTTAGGTCGGAGAGTTTATCGGGAGCGTATTCTTATGACAGAGGAGAAGAGAAGATGCTTTCTGGCATAGTAGAAGCAGACCAACTGTTGAGGAATTATATTAATAAAAGATTAGTGTTATGCTAGGCGTAAAATATGCTCACGGGAGGAGGTATTAACGTGGCAAAAAATTATATGATACGTGATAAAAAGACTGGAAAGGAAATGTTTTATATAGGCGATACGTTGAAGATTGGTGATGGTGCAAGAATAATAATAGGAGATAAAGAAGAGTTGGTAATTACGAAGAAAATCTTGGATGGTTTGTTAAAGGATGTAAAGATAATAAAGAAAAAGGGTACCACTTCAGAACAAAAGGAATAGAAATGAGAATAGTTGGTCCTAGGCAGAAGTTTGAATTATGGAGAAGAGTTGAGGGAGCAATCAGTGCAGACGGTCAAAAAGTATCTTGGAGGAAAGAGAGAGATATTTATGGAATACTCTTGGTGTTATCGGGAGCAGAAGGTAGATATAATGATAAAATAGGAGTTAGAGCTTCATATCGTCTTTATATAAACGGTTGCGATATAACCGAGGAGGACATATTAAAAAAGGACGATGTGGAGTACGACATAGTGTTTGTAGATAATAAATTCCTTAAAAATAAAATTTTGGCGGTGGACTTGAGTTGAACGAAAAGAATGATTTCAAATTAGACTGGAAGGGTGAAGAAGTAAAAGCTGCAATGAACTTGGCACTCAAAAAGCGTGCGGATGCTCTAGGTCATATTCTTGTAGCAAAGATTAGGGAACAGATATCCAAAAAAGGGACAGGGGTAATATATAAAACGGGGAACAAAGTTCATCAGGCAAGCGCACCAGGTTTCCCTCCTGTAATTTGGTCAGGCGATTTACACGGCAATATATTTTACGAAGTAGATAGTTCTTATTCTCTTATGATTTACTTGAAGTTAGGAACAGATAGAAAGTATGGACCAAGATTAGAATTCGGGGATAGTACTATGGCTGCCAGGCCGTGGTTAGGCAAGACGTTAAATGAAAGTACCGGCTTGATAAAACAAGTACTGGAAGAGAAGTGGTTTTAATGGATATTACTAGAGCGATAAATTATGCGATATTAGATAAATTGGTGAAAGATTCGGATTTAATCGAACTTTTAGGCAATAACAATATAAGAGTAGATATAGGGGCAAGATCTGATGAATATCCCTATATAGTATTTAATGTAGATATTAGTGTAGGGGTAGGCACTCCATTGGTAGGGATAGGAAGACTAGAGATGCACTTGTGGGATAGTAATCCTTTAACAACTAGGGTTAATGAGATGAGAGGGAGGATTGTAAAGTTACTTGATTGTAGTGAATTAATTTTGGATGGAGGTGAGGCTAAAGGGATTAGAATTTTTTGGGATAACAGTTTAAAGGTACCAGACAGCGTGGAGAATATTCAGCATATAGTATTACTTTTTTCAGTTAAGTTAATAAGATCAATAGATTTAAATTATTAAGGAGGTGTAGAAGATGACACCACAAAGTGGAATAAGTGTAAATACCCCGGATAGAATATTAGTAGATGCGGGTGCAATATATCTAAATTATGGATTACCGAATGAAAGACTCTTGGGAGCTACAAGGGGTGGAAACGAATTCAATTTGAATAGAGTAACCAGAAATATAGAAATAGATGGTCTAAAGGGAGCAGTGAAAGGCTTAAAAAGAATAACCGAAGTGAATCCTCAAATTACAGCAAACTTGATTGAGCTCACAGTTGAAAATATAATATTAGCGATCGCAGGAGCAAACACTACGGCTACTCCGACTACAGATGTATTAGCTGAATATTTAGGAGTAGGAACTGTGAATATAGATGATTTTACCTGTGGCCACTTTCCGATAGTGCCTCTGTCGGACAAAGTTTATGTAGATGGGGATCTTGTAGTTAGAGGTTTAGAAGGAGATTCATTATTTATAGGTGCTAATGCAGCAGATAATAAAGGATTTGTTTCAAGTATAGGCGATTGGGAGACAGGAACTGGTGGAACGTTCGTTCTAGGCGAATACACGGTAGTTACTCCTTCAGGAAGTTTACCGAGTTTAGATGATGATGATGGTTTGGTCTTGACAAATCTAACAGTTGGCAAAACTTACAAATTCATTATCAAATCAAAGAAAGGGTCTTTATGGACTGGTGGAGTCCTAACTGTACACATAGATGGACAGCCTTTCGCATTAACTACCTTAACAAGTTCCTTTATTCTAGATATATTTCATTTCACAGCAACAGGAACAGAAGCAACAATTACATTAACTTGTGCAACTGAACCGGATGCAGGCGATGTATTTTTTATAGATGATTTAGAGTTAAATGAATACGAAGGAGACTATACTATAAATAATACCACTGGAGATGTGCAGTTTATATTTGAAGACATTCCCGATGTTGGTGAAGAAGTAACAATTGCGTATGCTTATTATACTGGTGGAACTCCAACCCACGATACTATAACCGGAGGAGAAATAGAAGACTCTGATTATATAGATAATGTAGCGCTAGTAGGTAATATTTCGGGTAAGGGAAATCCGATTATATGTATTGTCAAGAATGCATTAGCGGACGCAGGGTTTGCTTTAGCTACAGCACCAAGAGACGAATCGGTTCCGAAGGTGGTCTTTACTGGTCATTACTCAGGGGTGACTGCAGATGAAGAACCTTGGGAAATAAGATATCCGAGAGTATAACAGCTAAATTTAAAAAGGAGGTATAGCTGATATGGCGGAAGGAAAGAGTATTGTAGACGAAGTTGAGCCTTTAATTAGCGAAGTGCCAAGCATTACGGTTAAAGGTAAAGAATATAAATTAAGAAGACTTGGAGTTGCAGATGCTTTTAAATTAGCAAGAATAATGTCGATAGGTGCAGGGAGTTTAGGTAAGCAAATTACCGATTATGGAGAAGTAATAACTTCTGAGAACTTCCCCGCAATTGTTTTTGCTAGCTTTCTGTATGAAGAAGTTTATGTTATGAATTTTTTAGCTAACATGATTGGAGAAAAAACAGAGGACTTCACAAATCCAAAATTGTTTCCAATAGGGACGGAAATGGATATAGTCTATGCACTAGCGAAACACGTGGATGTGCTTGCTTTTTTCGGCAAATTAACCGGGATAATGAAAAAACCTCTATCGAAGGAGAGTTTGAAAAAAGCATAGATTTAATAGAAGAAAGGTATGGTTGGACGGATGAATATATAATTAAGGTGCCATACGCCCGGTTTATTCAAATATCGAGAGTGGCTTCTGAACAGAAAGCAGAAGGACTAAAAATAAGAATGAAGGAACAGGCATTTTTGGGCTGGTTATTTTATATGATGCAACCTTTGAAGAAGGGTTTTACGCATATGAACTATCAGCAATGGCTAATAAATTTAGGACTTACTGATAAAGACTTAGAGCAGGATATTAGCGTATTGAAAAAAAAGGCATTAAAAATAGCAGAAGATATTGTTAAAATGGATAAAGAGCATAGGAGATAATAAAATATGGAAATATTTACCTTGATGGGGACAGTGGCTATAAATAAAGCACAAGCCATACAAGACATAGAAGCTATAAAAACCGCTGCAAAAGGAGCGTCCACTGAGATGGGACGCTCTTTTGGTGCTGTAGGGAAATATATTACTGACAACGCTACACAGTTTAGGCAAGCAGGAAAGGTTATGACTATGGTAGGTGGGGTGATTACTGCGGCTTTTACTGCCCTTGTGCTCAAGACCGTAGAAGCTGAAGATGAGCTTGGAGATATGAGCGAAAGAATTGGTGAAACTGTTGAAAATTTATCTGCTCTTTCTTATGTTGCCAAAATGTCAGAAACAAATATAGAAACGCTCGAGTTGAGCCTAAAATTTTTGACTCGCGCCATATATGATACATCCAAAGGAACTGGAACAGCTAAAGATATTTTTAAAGAGTTAGGAATATCAGTTTCTGACACAGAAGGAAATTTGAGACCAATGGTCGATGTCTTAAAAGATGTTGCTACTAAAATTGCTGCAATCGAAGATCCCACTAAACAAGCAGCACTGGCCATGGAACTATTTGGGTCAAGAACAGGACCTCAATTACTTCCTATGTTAAAAAGGGGTGGGGCAGGTATTGATGAGTTGATGAAAAAAGCTAAAGAATTGGGATTGGTTATATCTACTGAAGATGCAGAAGCTGCTGATAAATTTGAGAAAAGTATGATTACTTTAAAAGCAACTCTAGCAGCATCAGGAAGAGATATAGCTCACATATTAATGCCACCTCTTTTAGAATTTATAGAAAAAGTAACTGTAATTGTACCAAAGGTTCGAGAATGGGCAGACGCTAACCAAGTATTAGTAGGAACATTAGTAAAAGATATTGGTGTTCTTGGTGGAGTTTTGTTAGTTTTAGGACCTTTAACAATGGCGTTACCTAGTTTAGTGGCCGGGTTTAAGTTATGGAGCGCCGCAACATTTGTTCTTTCAGAAAAGTTTGCAACACTTGCTTTAACACTTGGTTTAACAGCTCCAGAGTTGCTGATAATGGCAGGTGCTTTTGCCTTAGTGGCTAAGGCTGTTTATGGTTGGATAGATGCTCTGGAGGAGAGTGAACGTATTAGGGAGATGGAAGTCGCTTCTGTAAAGTCAACGGAAGATGCTTTAAAGAAATTACAAGAAGCTTATAATCTGACTGATCAAGAATTGCAATATTTTATAGAAAACCACAAATTGTCAGCATCAGTTCTTGAAAGAGTAGCACAAGATGAGCGTGATCTAGCTAAAGCAAGAATGGGGTCTATAAGTACTATGGAAATGCAGGCTAAATCCTTTCAGGAGTTGAGCGATGAAATAGATACCGCTATTTTTAAGAATAAAGAATTAACTGAGAGTCAAAAACTGGTATATGGTATGAGCCAAAAAATATATGATGCGACACATACTGCAACAGAGAAAAAAATACAAGACCTTAACGATGAGTGTGTAGCTCTTATTAATAATATGGAAACTAATCTAATGACGATGGAACAGATAGACCAATATCGTCAAGTTATGCTTACGAACATCATTAAAGATTCTTCAGAGAGAGAAAGTTATTTGAGAAATATGGAGGAGATTCAGAATAGAATATTTGAGCTGACCCATACTCAAACGGAGATTGAGATGAAAGATTTAGATGCAAAAAAAATCGCCTATGTGGAAGAAGCCAAACAAGCTATGTTGTCAGCAACAGAAAAAGAAGCCGCAATGGTAAAAATTCAGGAATTATATGAACTAGAAAAAGCAAGTATTATTAAGACAGCGGTAACGAGAATTGAACAGGAGATAGCGTCTTTAGATGAATCTATACAGAGTAGGAAAGAATCTGGGGAAGCAATTGATGATTTGATTAAGAAGAGAGATGCAGAAATAGCGAATCTCAATAAACTGAAAGTTGCTTATGGAGAGGTAGCTGTAGAAGCAGCAAAAACGCCAGAAGGCAAAAGTCAAAAAATGTATTATTATGTAGATGCTGAAGGTAAAAAGATAGGACTAACTAATATCAATCAATTATCCCAGGCACAAATAGAAGCAGGTATCCATTTAGAACCTCTGGCCAAGGGTGGGCCAGTAGGAAGGAAAATTCCCGGATATGCAAGGGGAGGGGGTATAGATAATATACCGATAAATGCAACCGAAGGAGAATATCTTATAGCTAAACCCATGGTTGATTTTATTAAAAGAACTGGTATGGTAACAGGTGGGTTAATAAAATCGATAATGTGGGGGGCTAAGACTCCTCAGCCTAGTGAGGATATTAATAACGATGCAGTAATTCCTTGGTCATCGGCTATAAGAGAGGCAAGTAGTGAAAAGATTCCTACTGGAAAAGGAGAATGGAAAACCGAATTGAATTTCGGACCGAACTCGGTAGTAATAAATGCTAAAACTTTGGACGATAAGACCATAAATGAAGCAGGAGAAAAAATATTCAATATAGTAGAGAAAAAAGTCAGAGCTAGTGGTTTGGGATTTGTGAGGGTATAAATATGGAGATAAGGTTAGGTACGTTAGGAGAAGAGAAAATATTCCTTTATGTAAATATAGAGAGTAGTCTGGTGAAGCCGAGCTCAGAACATCTGATGATATCAGGAACTATAGAAGTACAAGAAGCTGTTAATTATTATGAGGAATTCACAATTAATTTCGTTTATCTTACCAAGAGTAAGTTAGACGAACTAAAATCATTATATGCTCAAGCAGGAAGTTTAAATTTACAGATAGAAGATGAGGATTTTGTAATAGACCATACCGTAAAATTTAGGGCAGGATCGCTCACTTATGCTAAAAGTAAGAGTATGCCACCAGATTACGAAGCAAGTGCTGTATTGGTGGAGGTAGGTTAATTGCAATTAATAGATCCATTAACATTATTAGATTTCGAAGATAAGTCAAAAGTTATAGTATCGAAGGTGGAAATTGATAGGTCAGGTATGGGAACCTTTGTGGAACTGAGTGATTTTATCGATTGGAATATAAACACGTCCATAGGTAATTTCGTATCGCAGTTCTGTACGGTGAGTTTTAGTGTAACATTACTCAATACAGAAGATAAATATTCTCTTACCGATGAATCAAAGCCTTGCTATGGTTGGATAAGAAACGGAAGGAGGGTGAGAATACATGTTGGTATAAGTAAATCAGGTTCTGATTATAACTGGCAGTGGATAGTTGGAAGAATCGAGCCACCTGCATTTAGGGAAGAAGCTGGTAAAAATGTATGCGTCATAAGTGGAAATAATTATATGAATGCTCTGGCTTCTACTCAATTGATACAGAGTTATTGGGGAACTCAATTAATAACACATACTATAGACGATAAAGATGAGTATTCTATGCCAAGTGATTGTAAGGGTGTGTATAGAGCGTTTCTTGATTCAATAGAACCGTATGATGGAACGAATATAAAAGAAGTATATCCGGGCAGTGAATGGACGTATGATTGGGATACTAATATCTTTATGATATTGAACTCCATTAAACCTTCCTATACCGGATATAAGAATTTAATTATATATTATTTTAAAAGACAGCTAGTAGAAAGTGTAGTAGCCGATATATTGATTGAAGCTGGGTTACTAAGACATTATGACCGAGCAAGCTGGTTAAGTAACAGTAATTATTTAACCCCAACTAACACCTATATTGACAGAGTCTGGTTTAATACCGGAACGTCTTGTATGGAGGCTATAAGACTGTTGGCTGAGGTTATTTTGTATAGATTCGATTTTGATTATGACGGTAATCCGATATTTAGACCAAAAGCTCAATATTCCACACCGGTAAAACAATTAGCAGATATTAATTTAGAAGTGAAGAATATATCAGATACCAGCGATGAAGTAAAAAATTATATTAGTGTAATAGGCGAAGTAAGGTCTAAACTGGTCAAGATCCCCACAATAACTACACAATATTATACGGAAATAGTAATGGATGGAGAAGTACAGGATAAAACTAAAATAAAAGTATTCGGAACTATAGATAGTATCGGTCAAGGTAACGTAAGTAAAAGAGGATTCCAGTGGGGAACATCACAGAAAGCAATACATTCTTGGAATGGAACGAGTTACTATTTTGGTGTAGGTACATATGAATATATTATAACAGGATTAAGTTTAGATACAGATTATTTTTATAGGGCTTGGGTTTATAGTAAAAAACAAGGAAAGTTTTTTGGGCAATGGCAAAATTATAAAACACCAGCTTAAGAATAGAAAGAGGATGAGGAGACATAGGTGGATCCAATAGTTACTACGTTAATAGAAAGTGATTTAGATAATGATAGTGCTGTCCTTAACGGAAATACCCAGAATAATGGATGGACTATATTAGAATGGGGATTTTGGTGGTATAAGAAGAGTGCAGGGATAGAGACTAAAGCATATATTGCCGCTTCTGGAACTCCCGCTGAAGGGGATTTTGCAAAATTCAAGACAGGTCTTCTTCCTTATACTGAGTATTTATTTCAAGCACGATGTTATTATAAAATATGGGATGTAGAACTTGAAGACTGGGTATATATTGAAATCTTTGGGGATTGGTTGGAATTTACCACTCACGCTTATTCTACCACTCTGCAAATACTCGCCTGTAATATCCTAAAAAGCATAGGAGGTGTTACCTTCTGGGGTTCGATAAATACTCCTGATGATGGGTATGTAATAGAAAGAGGCTTTGAATACGGGCTGACTAAAACTCCCACTTGGAAAGTATCAGAAGAAGGAAGCTTTTCGGTGGGCATGTTTTCCTTAAATGCTTCTGGGTTATCCCTTAATACCGATTTCTATGTCAGGGCTTATCTAAAGACTGCTTCAGGACACTATTTTTATACTTCTGATGGTGATGACAGAGGATGGGCTAAATTTACCACTAAAATATTGACCAATAATATAGCCGTATTGTCAAACGCTGGGTATTACATTACCAATGAAGATTTTTTGAGAGTATTTAATAATAATGGGCAGGAAAATAATGCTTGGAAATTGCCAGAAGGGGAATATACTTCAGAAATAACAGTTGATAAAGAAGGCAATGCTTATTATGGGTGGTATGATGGCGGGACTAATTATCGCATAAGTAAAAGAAGGTTAATTGACGGAGTGCTTATAGATACTTGGACAGTCAGTAAATATCCCAGGGGAATATCTATTGGTTATGGAGATTATATCTTTACTCTGGAAACCGATACTCAAGCTAAAAATGCAGTTTTATATAAAAGGAATATTTCAGATTTAACGGAAATAGCACATATTGATTTAGTAGCAACAGATGCCTTCTATTGTGGAATAATTGCTGATATGGAAAATCATGTTTATATAGGTAGAACGACTGACCCCGATAGAATAGAGAAATATGCTCTTTATGATTATTACGATGTTATTGATGTTGTAGCCAGTGGAGAAAAGGTAGGTAATGATGCAATTAATAGAGATGGAACAGATACTGGATATTATACTGAAATATTAGAGCAAAATCCTGCTACTGTTAGCGGTAAGATTACCAGTGTTGAAATTTGGGCACACAGTACTATGACTGGAGTGATTGTGGCTACCTTCACAAAAGTTAATGGGAATACTTTTACTGCCAGAGATAGTCAAGCAATCGGAACTGTAATTGCTGGGGCAAAAAGAACTTTTGAAGTTGATTTGGATATGGAAGAAGGAGACTATCTCGGAATATATTGGGAAGATGGCGAATTAGAAGCAGACCTTAGTTCAGGACTTGGTGCTTGGCTTTTGGAGGGTGATTATACTTCTTGCATTGAAACCGTATTCGATTACTGGGAAATAACTTATAGTCTTTGCGGTTTATGGGCTCCTGTTGAATATAGCTTTACGATAGCAGGAGATCACACATCTGAATTTTTAGAAGGCATTAGTATAGTAGTTGCAGGAAGCACAGGAAATAACGGGACTTATACTATAGCAAAGGGGGGCTCTTATCTTGATGGCGAAGATACTATTATTCCTGTCAATGAAACAGTATCAAGTCCTATAGCAGATGGTAATATTACTAGATCGGGAAATCTTACTCGATTAGCTTATATTAATTCTCCTACTTCATTGCAATTTGGGAGTTTGGGAATTTCAGGTAATTATGTATATGCAGGAGCTTATTTTGACTTGCCTTCGAAGGCAAATAAAGCATTGACAGAAATAGAAGCGTGGTCTCCCGCTGGAGAATGGTATAGCACAGATTTCTTCCATGTGGGATCTTATAAAAATAAGGTAATCGTAGAAGGAACTCCTTATAGCGGTTATAGCAGAGCTTTAGCTTGTTATGATGAGAATGGAACTCAATTATGGAAGACCGATTTAGTAAGAGGGATAAATGCTGTATCAGGATATCCTTACCCCGGTGAAGCTACTTTAATAAATACTAAAGCAATAAATATTGCTGGACATTGCTATTTGTATGGCGAAATTACTGAAATATCTGGTACTACGATAGTTGAAAGAGGGTTCGAATATTTAGTACAGGAAGAGATGCCGAGCGCTGAAGATACTGGAGAAGAAGTAAAAGAAACAAGCGAAAGCGGTTTTGATATAGGCGAATATCATTTATCAAGTTGGGGAACATTTAACGATTTGTACCGTGCGCCTTTTGGAACGATGTGGTTTTTTAGAGCATATTGCAAAGACGATGAAGATAATAAATTTGTGGCAGACAGTTGGATGCCCTGCATGCCGACGGCGACGACTCAAGCAGCAGATAATATAAATTATAATAAAGCGGATGGGCATGGATATGCAATTGATAAAGGAGCATCCGATCTAACAGTAAGAGGATTTGAGGTAAAATTTGAATTTTATGGTGAACTCCCCGAATCTTGGAAATATGAAATTGCAGGTTTTGTCAATCCAGAAATGGGGGCGTATGTTAGTATAGTGCCGGTAAAAGATGAAAATGGCTTTATAATAGACTTTAAATGGGAAGCAACTTTAATAAAAACCGTATCGGAAACATACGAAATAGATCTCGGAGCATTTATGATTACTATTGGTGAAATGGAATTTGGCTGGCCAGTAATGGATAACTGTTTATTTGAAGGCGATACTTACCAATATAGAGCATTTGCTACCAATCCGTTTGGAACGGCTTATGGCTGTGATTTTGAGGTATATACTCCAGATGGAGAACTTGTAGCTACAAGAACACCTTATGTTGGTAATTCAGTATTGACTGTGGAAGAACAAGAAGCAGGTTATTATACTTTACCAAAATATACCAGAGAATTTACGACTCCTGTCCGATATTATTTATCAGATGAGACCCCGACAGTCGGACCTTATACAATTATAAAAAACGAGGTGATACAAAATTTACCAGACGGAATATATGCTACCAGAAGGGGCTTTAAGTACGGAAATACAATATCGGCTAATGACCACGATATTCACGAAGATGGCCAATTCACTAACGGTCCTTTTTCTGCAATGTTGCCTGACTTTGAGCCTGATACGACATATTATGTAGTTAGTTATATAGTAGTTCAGGGTATCGTTTACAAGGGAGAAATGGAAATTATCACTACGGAACCAGAGCCAGTGGATGAAGATGGAGCTGAATTTCCTACTCCATACTTTGGACCCAAGGGACAAGATTATAGAGAAGTAGTGACTAGGGTAGAAGCAGAGGCTATCGCAAGTCAGGGCATTATAGATTATGTAGGTGAAAAAAAATCATTATCGGTTAATAATCATCTCATTCAAAGCAATAGCAACGCAGTAACGATAGTGAATAATTACTTGGCCAGTTTTCAATTGCCTAAGATGAAGATGATGGCTTCTTATCCTAATCCTTTACCAATCGAAAGAAGAGATGAAATACAGTACAGTTCAAGTATATTGAAGTTTAAGGAAAATGGTATGGGAGTAGTAAAATTTAAGGATGACCGGAAAGGTGTTTATAAGTATTTTAAAAGATTAGTTATGACTGTCAGGAAAATGGATTCCAATCTAACTTTAACAAAAGATAGTATAAATTTCGAAGCGTCTTTGGAATTGGAGGAGTAAGATTATGCCATATAAATATTTTCAAGAATCAGCTGGAGGTGGACGAGTAAATGCTAATGATAATTCTGACGAACATAATTTAATAAATGAACTGAGGCAAATAGTAGAAGACTTAGCAAATTTACTCGGGCATAGTAAATTAGGAGATGGTACGTATCCGAAAAGCGGTCCAACCGGTGGAACATTGTCGAATGTATCGAAATGTAATTTTTCTGCAACCACATACCCAGGGGTAAATGATGATGAAACACAAGGATATTTAAAAGGGAGTATCTGGATATATTCTTTAGTGGGGAAAGCTTACATTCTTATTGATGCTGGGGTGGGAGCAGCAATTTGGAGATTAATAACAATTGGAGAAGATATTTTTATTCTTGAAGCTGGAATGACAATTAGTTTAATTACTGAAATTACAGGAGAATTAGCTATTGGAGATTAATTATCATAGAAAGGGGCGATAGACATGAAAAAAATTATTTTAATAGTTTTGGCAATATTGATGTTTAGTAGAATAGGTTACAGTCAAAGATCTGAATTGACTGATAGAGAGTTGCTTATTCAACTAACTGAAAAAGTAAATTATATCAATGATACTGTAACAAGAATTGAAAAGAATTCTAGTTTAACTACGGATAAGGTTTATACTTTGGAGAACAGAGTGACTGTAACTGAACAGAGCATATTTTCTATATTGGAGAGAATGAAAGATTTATCAAGTACTTGGTATTGGTTGCTAGGGCTCTTTGCAACTTTTATTCTTGGTATATTCATTTATATTGGGAAGGGAGTCTATGGGAATAGAAAGACGAGCAATAAAGCTAATTAAATCACTCGATAGAATCATGGATACTTGGAATAATCTGACTTTAAGAAGAACGATTGTAATTATTTACACTATACTGATTCTTATTCAAGTTACACTTGTTATTTTTTTATTAATATTTGGTAGAGAAATATCTACTAATTGGCTGGGGATATTCGGAATTGAATTTGGAGCATGGGGCACAATTTTGGCTTATTACTTTAATATAAGAGGTAAAATAGATGAACAGAATATTAAAAATGGTATTTCAGAGAGAGAAGAAATTGAAGGAGAGGAACAAGAGGATAATGACAATAAAGGATAAGATGAAATGTCCCTGTAAAAATTGTGTAGACAAGCCTTATAATATTGATGGTTTGTTTTTAGAATTATTAGAGCAATTAGAGATGAAGGTAGCAGAAAGAGGAATGACTGTTATTTATTTGAGCGGATTGAGATGCCCTGTTTATAATAAAATTGCAGGTGGGGTACCTGATTCTCCTCATATATATGGGGAAGCAGAGGATATAAGAGTTGCAGGTATGGATTTAATAGATTTAGCAAAATTATGTATAGAAATTGGATTCAAGAGAATCGGGATTTATCCGAATCATATTCACGTAGATGTAGTAACTCCAAAACCTTCTAAATTCTGGTATGTTAAAAAGTATGGAACTCCTATAATCTATTCTAAAAATATTAATGATTTAGATGAATTTCTAAAGAAAGTGAGGTGAGAAAAGTGAATAGCAATACATTTTTTATTATGATCCTGATTATATGGATATTAGCAATGTTGTATATATTGTATTCAATATATATGAAGAAAGATAAATCTAAACCAGTTGAGCCATTGAAAGCAGAGATAAGGGTTTTTCATATTTTTCCTGATTATCCGAAAGATCGTCCGCTAGAATGCAAACAAAAAAATATTTTAAGATTTATAGCAAAAGGGTATACTGATGAAATTGGTATGAGGGAAGTGGAAATAAATTTTGAGGAGATAGTCTGGAAATTTACCAAAGGTAATGGAGAATTGATTAAACATAAAGATTATATTAATTTTATAACTCCAGAGATTAAAGGAAACGAAAAGCTTATCTTTATCTCGGCTCATTATTTAGGATTGACAGATGCAACTTGGATCAAAGTTAAGCTCGGGGCCCCGAGATGAATAAAAAATTATAAATGAAAGGAGATGATATTATGAATAGTGGTATGGTAGTTTGGATTATTGTTATTTTAGCGATATTGATTTCCCTCTACAGTTTGAGGGTGAAGAAGGAGAAGGAAAAAGAAGAAGAAACAGAGCCCCTTGTATCTGATGTAGAACTAAAACAATTGAAAGTATATTGTCATACTTGTGGGGATACAGAAGTAAAATCAGAAAGTACAATAAAAGCAATAGAAAATAAAGTATGCTTTTTAGTAAAGGGATTTAATGCAGAAGGAAAAGAAACTCTATTGCTTGCTTCAAAGGTAAGTTGGCATTCCAGTTGTGCAGTATGTAAATGGGAAAGTGATATAGGAATAACCAATTGTGTTAACTGTACAGCAGGTAATATAAGAAATGTTTGGGTAAGATATACCAATGGAGTCACTTTGAGTTGGAAAATAGATTTTAATAAATAAAATAGGCTCCGCAAGGTTTAATCAGGTTTTATCGAATACCATGCCTTGCTTGATAAAAACCTAAACGGAGGCTTATGAGAAAGGAAGGATAATATGTTTTTTGGTATAGGGTCTCGTTGGCATAACTGGAAACCAGATGCAGAATATTTATCAAAAGTTAAAGAGATAGATACAATCGCTAAACTACATTCATTTATGAGTGATTTCAAATATAAATGGGATACGATAACTATTTTATTATGGACGATCCTTTGGGATAATTGGAAAATGCCTGACCAGTCAGCAGAATATATGTATGGTGATTGTGAGGATGCTGCAATTCTTGCTATTGACATTTTAGGTAGGATTCAGAAGAGAGAAGATGCCAGATTTATAATGACTTTTGGTTATTGTATTTGGAATGGTAAGAAAAAGTATATGGGGCATGCCGTCACTGCTTTTCTCAATAATGATAAATATGATATCTTCTCCAATAATACTATGGAGTATGGTTTTAAAGATTTCGAGGAGATAGGCAAAAAATTTTATCCTTTAGGGTTAAAATATCAAGAGATAAGAGATTGGAAAGGGAATGTATTGAAAAGAAGGTTTCAGCTTATCGGAACATTTTAATGAAAGGAGATGGTATAAATGACTTATCTGGAAATAGTCTTTAGAGTATTGTTGACTATGGCTGTAGTATATGCAGTTTTTCATGTTAAGGACTTTTTCAAAGATTGGTATAAGTGGAGCATAGCGGCAATAAAAGGGATGGGAAAAGCAATTCTCTGGATAGGCAAGAAGATTATAAGTATATTCAAGAAGGAGAAGTGATGTTATGAAAAATATTTTGAAGATAATTGCTGTTGTAATATTTCTCGGGATATTTATTTTTGCAGTCTGGCAAGGTTGTTTAATATATGATAGGTGGCGAAACAATCAAAAAATTGAAGAAGTAAAACTATTAGAAACATTAAAAGCGAATCAGGGAACGATAATTACTTTAACCAATGAATTAGCGGAAATACAGAAAAAGGTAGTAGGAGAGACTTTAAAGGAAAAGATAACGGTAAAAGAAGAAGCACCTACTTATGAATCAAAGAAAGAGGAATTAATTGAATTAAAGAAAGAACCAGAAGTAAATGCCGAGAAGATAGAAGTGGCCAGAGCAGAATTTGAAGAGAGAATAAATGAATTTCAAGCCAGTCCTGATAAAATACTGATTAATACAGGGACAGATAAGATAGTAATTTACGAAGATACAGAAGGTAATTTAGTTTCTTTGGAGAGTGGGATTACTATTACTCGACACAGAAATGTAGAAGAAGTAATTGGTGATTTGCAAGCAGGCCAAAAGATTGAGGTCATTAAAAAAGATTACAATTTGAGTTTCAATTTGATATATGATTATACCGATAAAGACTTTTATCCTGGCTTTAGTTATGAAATATGGGATTGGAAAAAGTTCAGTTTTAATGTTACAGGATATAACTTTGATAATCTAAAAGCAGGAATAGACTTATGTTATAATATATCTGATAACATTGTAGTCGGAGCGGGATTAAATCTATTCGGTGTAAAGGATTTTGAGTTCGATTTGAATAAATATTATTTAAAAGCTGGAATAGAATTTAGCTTTTAAAAAAGAAAGGAAGTGATTTTATGGGAATGCCAGTTTTATCAAATTACGTTGTGAACAAGATACTTGATCACGTTTTAAAGACGACACCTTATTCTCAACCAACCCATCTATATTTTAGTCTTTACAAAGGAGATCCAGAAGATGGTGGTGTGGAATGTCCGGGAGTAACCTATGACCGGGTGTTATGCGACGATTGGAATGCAGCTATTTCAGCTACCAGAAATATAATCAATACTGCTCAATCAGATTTTCCTGAAGCTGGAAATGATTGGAGTTACATAGATTTTGTGGGGATTCACGATGCTGATACAGGACTAGGTAATGTAATTGGAAAATTTGATCTTGCTCCTCCAATTACAGGAACAAGAACATCAGATACGATATTTACTAGAACTGCTGGAACTTGGACTATCGATGCAGAAATCGGTAAGTATGTTTGGGCTTATGTAGAAGGAGCTTATAATGGTGGAGCTTGGTTTCCGATAGCTGATAATGATACAACCACTATCACTATAACTGGCGTCTTGACTGCAAGTTGTAATAGAATAAAAATAGCTATGAACGTTACCCTAGGAATGAATCTATACATTGAAGCGGAGATGGTAGAAGTAGAATTCGTAGCTACAAAGGGAGTTTGTAATACTTGGGCTGCTAAGATATTAGACCATATCTTTAAAAATACTGCTTTAGATGTCCCGACTAATCTTTATTTGGGTTTATCAACAGCAGATCCCACCGATGATGCTTCGGGAATTGCAGAACCAGTTGGGAATAATTATAGCAGACCAACAGCTGAATCTTGGCACGCGGCTGCTTTAAAAATTGCTACCAATGATGGAGTTTTAGATTCACCAGTAGCTTCGGGTCCGTGGGGAAAAATTACTCATTCATTCATTTCTGATGAAAATGATGAAGTAACAGTAGACCATATTATATTCTATGGTGAATTGGATACTCCGCTTACTATTGGAGATGGAGATAAATTGAGATATCCCGATGAAGATTTGCAGATTAAGGTTGATGCGGCATAAAAAGAATAATTAAAAACAAATCAGGAGCAGGGGATTAGAAAATCTTCTGCTTCTGACAAGGAGAAACTATGCCAAATATTTTTTATTTAGATTATGTATTAGGTAGCGACGCAGTAAGAGCTACTTTAACTGGAGTAGTGTTTTCAAAAAGTGGTGCTGATGATGTTAATGGTCATTATGATGCACATGGTCTTATAACAGGGTCTGTAATTACTGTTTCTGGTTGTACCCAAGCGTATGCAAATAAAGTATGGACGGTAACTTATGTTGGTGTAGATGATTTTACATTAGATGGTGCTTCTTGGGTATTGTTTACAGGAGCTGATGTTACAGGAAATGCTGTGCCGTTTGGTGGTCAGTCTTGGGTTGATGCTTGGAAAACTCTTACTTTAGGAGCAACCGCAGCCAGAATTGCCCCTGGTGATATTATTAAAATTGCTAAAAGTCCTGCACCTACCTCTATTGGAAATGGAACTTGGACGAGTTTATCTAAAACAGTTACATTGGCTACTGCTGGAACACTAGTGATAGATTTGTGTGAAACTGCTTGGACTGGAGTAGGTGATTGTACAGTAACCAGAACTGCGGTAGCAACTGATGGTAAGGAAGGTTCTTATTGTATGAAACTTGCCCTTGATGCCGCTGTTCAAGCAAGTATTCTGCAAGCCTATTATGCAACAGGGGAATTAAACTTATCATCTTATCAAAAAATATCTTTCTGGATAAATAATTCAGGTGCAATTGTAGCCGATAATTGGATAGTAAATCTATGTTCTGATACGGCTGGTGCGACGGTAGTGGACAGTTTTCTCGTCCCTGCAATTCCTTCAACGGCAAGATGGATACCCTTAACCCTTACTAAGGTAGGTGGTGGGAATCTTGGAGCGTCAATTAAGTCTATCGCGGTTTGGTCTGGCGGAACAACCACTGGAATGGCATCTAAATATATTTATGTAGATGACTTCATCGCCTGTACTACAAATGGACTTAATTTACAAAGTCTAATTTCTAAAAATACCTTAGAGCAGGGTGGAACAGAAGGTTGGTATGGAATACAAAGCATAAATGGAGTAACGGTTTTACTGGATAATGATACAAATTGTAAAGGCAATGCGGGGGAAGGTTATTCAACTTCGGGAACTACTCCTGAAACAGTAACCACTTATAAAAGAGAAACGATTAAAACTGATTTAGTTTCGGCTTCGGGAACGGTAGTTCAACAAGTAATGGATAGTGGGAGTTTAGCGGTAGGCAATATCCAATTTCAAGGGGGTTATGATATTACTTCTGGAAATCAAACAGGAGAGACTTTTTTTGATGGATTAAGTGGGAATGGAAGTGGAATATATTTAAACGGAAAAAGTTATATTACCTTAAACTGTTTGAATGTTTGTAGATATAATTACGGCATTCATATTTACAACAGCAGCAATAATAATACTATAACTACAATAACTAATGCGAATAATAATAATTATGGAGTTTATCTCTACTCCAGCAACAACAATACTATAACTACCATAACCAATGCGAATAATAATAATTATGATGGCATTTATATTTACAATAACAGTCATAATAATACTATAACTACCATAATCAATGCGAATAATAATACTGATAATGGAGTTGATTTCAGTACCAGCAATAACAATACCATAACTACAATAACTAATGCGAATAATAATACTGATAATGGAATTAATTTCAGTACCAGCAATAACAATACCATAACTACAATAACTAATGCGAATAATAATACTTATGGAGTTTATTATGCTACCAGCATTAATAATACTATAAGGTCATTATCAACCAGTGGAAATACGACAAGCGGGGTTTTTTATTACGAAGATGCAGCACCAAATTATCTGAATAATGCTTTAATTGCTGAAGGAACAGAGATTAGTTTTACACCAGCTGCATATTCAAATCTTCGAGTTTATTCCAATAATCATGACCAAGATACTACCAAAAACTTTATATATACTGACGGTGGATTAATTAGTTCGGTAGCAACGGATAGAGTGGGTGGAACGGGGATAATGTGGAAGTTGGCAGTTACCTCTAGTACTAGAAGTAGTTATTATCCTCTCAAATTATCTATTGCAAAAATAGCAGTAGTTGCAAGTAAATTAGTTACTGTAAAAGCGTATATGAAGATTACCAGCACCACTGATATATTAGGGGCTTTGGTATGCCCTGGCGGGCAATTAACGGGTATGACCGTAGCAGATATTAAGACTAATACGGGAGTAGTAGATACTGATTGGCATGAATTAACTATAACTTTTACACCGACACAAGCAGGAGTAGTGGAAATTGAAGCGTGGGCTTGGTGGGTAGCAAGAACTGCTGATGAAAGTGTTTATGTGGAGGATATGACTATAACACAGGCGGATTAAAGGAGTGAGATAATATGGCAATAAAACACGTTTTTGTTAGTGAAAAATCTGATGGAGCTGATACAACTCTCGTTAGACCTATTGATTGGAATGCAGACCATACTGAAAATGAAAAGATTGTTAGAACTACGGGAGATGTCACAAATTCAACTACTACCTTTGCAACTATTACAGGATTAAGTTTTTCGATGTTAGCCAGTAAAGATTATATCATCGAAGCGTGGATAATATTTCAATCCGATACTGCAGGAACTGGTATTAAATTTGCTTTATATAGTGCTGCTGCCTCTCCAGTAGCAGTTGTTATGAATGCTCATATTCCAATTGCTTTAACGCTTTATGCAAGTTCTAATATGCTTGCCTCGAGGGCTTATGATACTGGAACTCCTTCTATTTCAGTAGATACTATTAATAGTAATCTATTATGTAAGATAGATGGATTAGTCAGAAATGGAGTTAATGCAGGTACTCTGGCTATTAGATTTGCAGCAGAAACAACGGGAACAGTAAAAGTTATGACAGGAAGCGTATTAAGGTATAGACAAACTAATTAATGGAGGCGTTATATGGATATGGCTTTTCAGTTAGATGTCTTTCAGAATGACGTCTTCCAAGTAGTTGTAGGTGAGACAAAACTTGCTTCTTCTATTTATTCCTTACAGACGGGGATCGCTGGTGTATTGTCTAAAGGCAAGATTGAAATTGCTTCTTCTATTTTTAATTTAGAAACTCTGATTGTAGCAAGTGAATCTTTTGAAATCACATGGACATCTATGTTGAGTAAAACAGATTTACAAAAAATGGACTACGCCTTTCAAGCTCAACCCTTTGTTGATGTTCCTGCTAAAGTTAGTATTGATTTAACCACAATGGATTACGCTTTTCAGGCACAACCATTTGTAAGGAATCCCGATGTAGTCGTAGGCGAAACAAAAGAAACTTCTTCTATTTATTCCCTGCAAACTAATATATCTGGAGTATTAAACAAAGGAAAGATTGAAGAAGGTGTATCGATTTATTCCTTATCTAGTTTAATGACTGGAGTATTGAGTAAAGGAAAAATAAGTGAGGCTTCCTCAATTTATTCTCTGGCTTCTCTCATTGGCGGAGTATTAGTAAAAGGCAAGACCGAAATTGCTTCATCGACTTTAAATTTAGAAACTTTGGTATCAGGATTATTGGTGAAAGGTAAGATTGAAAGTGCTTCTTCTGTCTTCAATCTGGAAACTTCAATATCAGGAGCATTGCATAATAAGTTATTAGCCTCATCGATTTATTCCTTACAAACAAATGTAACTGGGATATTGAATAAGGGGAAAATAGAAAGCACTTCTTCGATATTTGATTTAGAGACTCTAATATATGGAGCCTTGTCTAAAGGAAAAGTAGAAGAAGCAATCTCCATTTTCGAGCTACAGACTTTAATCTCAGGTGAATTGGCTAAGGGCGAGATAGGAGAAGCCTCCTCAATTTATAGTTTGACTTCTTTAATTAGTGGAATATTATCAAAAGGAAAAATTGAGAGTGCTTTATCGATTTATGATTTACAGAATTCAATATCAGGGACATTAAATAAAGGCAAAATTAAAGAAGTAACTTCCAGTTATTCATTATTTACTAACATAGCTGGGATTTTAGATAAGGGTAAGATTGAAGAAGCCACTTCCACAATAGGGATATCAACTTTAATATCTGGAGAATTGAGAAGCGTAATAATTAAAGAGGTTTCTTCTATTTATTTGTTATCGAGTAATATCACTGGTAGTTTAGCGAAAGGAATCATCGGGAATGCTTACTCTGTATATCAATTAGCTACTGATGTAAGTGGGGTTCTGGCCAAAGGGAAGGTTGAATTAGCTTCCCAAACCATTATATTAAATACTGGTATTTCTGGATTACTGAGCAAGGGCAAAATTAAGGAGACCTCCCAGATCATATATTTATCTACCGATGTTCAAGGGGAATTGAGCAAGGGGAAGATTGAAGAAGCTTCTACAACCGTATTTATATATACTAATCTAGAAGGTATATTAGAGAGTGTAGCGATTGAAGCTTCGGCTACTTTTGAACTGGTGAGTAAGGTTTCGGGGTTACTCTCAAGAGGAAAGATTGAAGAAGCAAGTAGCCAGTTTATTCTGGTAACCGATATTCTAGGGGCTATCGCGGAGAAGGAAGTAGAAATCGAAGAAGCTTCCTGTACAATAGAGATTAATACTAGTATAAATGGAGTTTTGATAAAATACTTTTTCTCACGAGGGATTTTAGCTATCATAAAAAATGAAAGCGAAATATCGATTATAGACAGTCCAACCGAAATCGATGAGCACGAGACAAGGAGCAGAATATTAATAAGGAATATTTTAGGTGATATGATTGAGCACGAAACCAAGAGTAAAATATTAGTGAAAGAATAGGAGGAATAAATATGAAATATTTATCCGGAGATACGATTAGATTAGAAATTACTGTGTTAGACTTGAAGGGAGATGAATACGCACCAGATACAATAACAGTGTCTGTGTATGATGAAGATGAAACATTGCTATTAGATGCAGGGATGCCGATGTTATTAATCAATACCATATCCTGCTACTATTACGATTGGTTGATACCAGTAGTAGAAAAGAAGTCTGAACTTACTGTTGTATGGGATTGGACAGGACCGCATAGGAAGAAAAAGGAGATAACAGTGGTGCCAACAGTCGAAACTTAGTATGGGATTGGGCCTGCCTTACAGTGATGTAACCGATCCCAGAAGGCCGCAGGTAAAAGGGGAGTTTCTGTTCCTCCTTTATCCTCTTTGCGGCCTGTTTTTATTAGAAAGCCTTCAGATAAACTGCCAACGTAGAAACCCTTCCAGTAAATGTCACCAGTTAAACGCTGATACTACTTTACATACAATCATAAACAACTTTTAGATCTCAATGTATATTCAAGTTATTATATCTAGCATGTTTTTATTGCATGGCCAACTGCCTGTAAAGATAACATTATAATATTTTTATATGGTATCCGATGGTACTCGGTGGCACTCGGTGGCTATCGATGTTACTCGTTAAGTACATTAAAAAGTAATATTCCCACCGTAAACGCTCTGAATCCCTCCGTACTAAATTTGACATACTTTATTATTTTATTATATAATTAAATTATCAAAAAATAAACAAAAGGAAAGGTAAAATGAAAAAAGATAAGCAAATCGCAAAGCTCAAAATAGAAAAACAGTGTTACTCAATCAGGGCAACAGCTCACGCAATAATCAGAATGAGACAAAGAAATATAGACGAATACGTGGTATCTGGAACAGTGATATCACTAGGAGAAAAAAGATTACTGGCCTATCAAAATAATGGAAGGGATGTAGCGATAATCGATAAAATAAAAAGAGTAGCGGTTATAGCAACCTTCAAAAAGAATACCATTAAAATAATAACCGTTATAGATAAAGAAGATATATATGTAAAAGATGGGACGACCATCGAAAATATAAGTTTCAGGGAGGTTCTGAAATGAAAGATAATGTTTATACGATTGAGTTTTGGGAATGGTTTAAGAAAGAATTAAAAGCGAATAAGGATTTGAAGGAAGTAAAAGATATTTATAGAGGATATGTCCATGGTTTATGGAAGGCTAATAGAATTACAGAGCAAAAACGGATAGAAATGGTCAATACTTTATGGACTGCGGTAGATTATGAGGAATTAAGAAAGAAAAATTTCAATACTGAAGTTAAAAATGAAGAGTTTGAAGAAATGTGCAAAAAAGCAGGAGTTAAAAAAGAGGCTTTATGTGATACGGTTTTTACAAGACAGTTCAAAGCTGATACATGTGATTTAGGAAAAAGGTATGGAAAATTAGAGAAGTTTACTGAAGTTAGAGTAGAAATGACAAAAGAAGCTATTGTTACAAGATTGGAATATATATTAGAAATCGCTAAGACAAGTGGAAATTGCCCAATATTAAAAAACCAACTTCAATATTTGTTTAACAAATTAGAAAAAGAGGGGGATATAAAAGGATGAGAATAAAGATAATTACTCCAAAACACAGATTGACTAAGAAGCAAAGGTCTGTTATAGAACATTTAGCTTTTACTGAGAATTGGGAAACTGGCCATCATGGATGTTTGGAATCGTTAGATATTGATGGAGATGCTGAAAAGGAAATGACTGTAGAAGAATTAGATGAAAATAATATTAAGTGGGGGATAGTAGTAAATGAAAAAGTATAGTTATAATGAATATTTAGAATATGTAAAACAGTTAGGAAAGGATGTACCTGGAGCGTTACCGATTAGTTTTGAGGATTGGAAGTGGATACAACCCATCGCTGATAAAGCAGCTGGATTGACTGACGGGATTATTAAAAGTCATATCAGCAATAAAAAGGAGGATTTGCAAATGGATAAAAAGAAAACATTAGAAGAGCTTGAAGAAAAAAAGATAAAAAATTCCTGCAAAAATCGTACAGATAGATATTGCTCATATAAGGGTAGTTGTAAAAATTGTTATTATAATACTTCGATAAAAAAAATAGAAGAAATGAACAAATACTATAAAATAAGAACATGTGAATATCCCGAGGAGAAGAGAAAGAGATTAAGAATGAAAGAGCACGAAGTATATAAGTTAAGGGGTCTTCACTGGGAATACTTAGCAGCTTTCGACACCGTAGAAGAAGCTCAAGAATATATTAATTCTGTTAGTTTAAAATAAAATAAAGGAGGTTTCAAAACGAAGACCAGATATAGGACCCGAGAAGAACATATCAATATATTCAAAGGGTTAATTAGAGATTATAGGGATGCGATCAAAAGAAAAGGGAACTATGAAAAGTATGATTATGCAATTAATTATTATCTTAAAGGGCTCTCAGATTCAGGCATGAAAAAAGAAGAAGCAGTGAAGATTTATGGAGAAGCTAGAGAATTAGTTTTAAAGGAGGAAAAAGATAATGGTAAGTAAAGAAAAATTTGAAGCTTATTTAACAGTTCAAAAATCTGGATTGACGAACATGTTTGATATTAAGAATGTAATGTATATAGCAGATAATGTTTGTGACGTAGAATTGACCAAAGAAGATTGTCTGGACGTGATGAAAAATTATAAAGAATTAAAGGAGATGTATAGCAAATGAAAATTATAGAGAAAAGAAATATTAGAGACAAGTTCTGGAACGATTTAAAAAATGACTTTTCTACTTATAAATACGAAACACCAGAAGCAATAGAACACTTGAAATATTTTTACAACGGATATGTAAACGGTTTATATGAAGCTGGGATATTAAATATTAAAGAGCGTGAAGATGTGATGAAAAGATTGGCAGATGCATTTGCTTGTGAAAAGACGAGGAAGCTCAGGGAGGGAGGCTGAGGCCTCCCCGGTATCTACCGATAGACCGAAAAAATAAATTCGATACTTTCAATTTATTTTCATAGAACTATTGACATTATTATTAAATTATTATATAATTTTATTATCAAATAATAAATAAAAAGGAGTATCAAAATGGAAAAGAAAGAAAAGAAGTTCGAAGGATTTGTAAAACCACTAACGGAGGTAGTAGGAAAACATAGAGAATTTACGAATGACGAAAAAGTACAGATGGCGAAGATGATGTTAAATAGAGCAGAGAAAGATTTAGATGAGCATTTTAATGATATGGTGGCAAGAGCGAAAAGGTTAGTAGCAGATTTAGAAAGACAGAAAGTTCATTATTTCGGTAATAGGAAATCAGATTATTTCCAGTATGCATTAGATGAAGTAGATAATTGTTTTAGTAATTACAGAATGTCGGATGCAGCAAGAAAATTAGCGAAATTTGAAAAAGCAGATGCACTTTTAAAAGCTTTCAAAGGAGAGGAAGTGAATTTATGGTGAAAAAGTAAATCCGTACTGAAGAGTCCCTAAGGACGAAACCGGAGGATCTGGTTCCCCCGGTCTACGGTCTAAATAAAAAAGGAGGAGTATCAAAATGGTAAACCCAGGAAGTAAATTAAATTACGACCAATGGAGGAGCCTAAGTGGAGGAAATAGCAAAGGGTACAGGAGATATGAAAGGGGATATAAAATATATCTGGATAACTTCTATGGAGAAAGGGAATTTGATGGTAGAGTAGCTGAAAAAAATAATAATTATGAAAGGAGGACAGCCTGATGAGATTTATAGCAAACTCTGCTCCACATCATATAAAACAACTGTGGCCAATGTTAATAGATCCAAGTTTTATTAACGCAATAGAGCCAGCCGGATATGAGTATATCGGTTGCTCTAGCGCACCGCCTTATGGACCACACGTAAGAGAACATAAAGAAAGAATATGGAGCAATTACAACGGACCTTTGTCAAATGTAAGGGTAATTGATGAAAAAGACAATCAGGAGTTATTAGTAATAGAAAAGCAGATTACGGAATTGAATCGTAAAAGAAGAGGAATGCTTTTAAATAATTTCAATAAGTACAGATTGGCAAAGATAAGTGATTTCGATCCAAAGTTAGTAAGAAAGGCGGTATCTAAAAAAGAAGCTGAAAGTCATTTACCAGGTAAAAAAGAATCTGAAGAAGCAGTAAAGAGAGGGAAGTCTTTAGGTAAGATCATGGGAAAGATTTTTAAATAGGAGGAGGATTTGAAAATGGGAAAAGAAAAAATGTTATGTCCAAGATGGGGACACTGTAAGGCTATTAAAGTATGTCCCTTAGAAAGATATTATGAATTATTTACCAGCGATGTTTATGTCTTAGGTCAATGTGCAAACGATAAGGTCGAATGAAGTAGTTCACCATATCAATGGAGATGGAAATGATAATAGAATTGAGAATATGAAACTTTATGATAGCGGAAGTGAGCATGCTTCCGGGCATGGGAGAGGATTATGCAAAGATCAGAAGAAATATGATAAACAATATTATCAAAATAACCGCTTAAAAAGATTAGATCAAAATAAAAAAAATTATTTTAAAAAAAGAAAAAAGAAAAAAGGAGGTGAAATAAAATTAAATGGATATCAAGGAAGCAGGAAAAATAATTGGATTAGTCAAAGTAGCTCAGAAATTAGGCCGGGAAGCAGGGGAAAAGCAATATCAAAAATTATTAGGGCAGGGGGATAGATGGAAGGTAATTAATGAAGCGACAGGGAAGGAAGTAGGTAGAATGTTGGATGTTTGCGGGATAGGATGGGTTAAAATTCCTAGCAATGGAAAGATTACTGGAGCATTCAAAAAGTTAGGGACTCAAGATAATAGGAATAATAATATAAACATTGATGATATGTCAATTTGGAAAAGCGATAAAGGATATGTGATGTCATTAAGCTTAACGAACAGGCAAGAGATGTCTGTTCACGAAGAAGCAGTAAATAAAGTAGCAAATTATCTTGAAAGTCAGGGGTTGGAATGCAAAGCCGTAACTGTCATAGACTAACTTGACAAGCTCTGAAAAGGGGAAGGTAAGAAAAATATTTAAGTAGGCAATAGTAGTCAAACCGCTACACCACTTTACATACAATCATAAACGACTTTCCCCTTTTAATGTATAAGTTATCTAGTGCATGGTAGAAAGAAATCACTCGTAAGAAAGTATAGAAGGAATAATTTTCGATAAATTTGACACAGTAGGCCAGTATGGTAAAATAATTATATAATAAAATAATAAGGAGGTCATCGGAAAAATGAAACTTTTAACTAAAGAAATCGAAGAAAAGTTACCAAAGTTGTACTCGCAAGAGAAAGTTGAAGATCCTAAAATAATCGTGAAGTTCTTTACGCCTTGGTCCAACTGGACATGGTTTGCTTACGAAGGCGAAAAGCAAAAAAATGGAGATTGGTTGTTCTTTGGAATGGTTCACGGGTTTGAGCACGAAATTGGCTATTTTACATTAAGCGAATTAGAAAGTGCGCATGGTCCTATGGGGCTGAAGATAGAAAGAGATAAATATTTCGGATACGAGCATAAATTAAGTGAATTCAAATAAGGAGGTGAAATATGAAAAGGTTTAAAATTGTCTGGAAAGATATTAGATATGGAGAAAGCCTTGTAACAGCAGAAAATGAAGAAGAAGCTAGGGAAAAAGCCGAGAAAAATGAAGATGAAGATTTTGAAGAACTTGATCCTTCTGGTGATTGGGAAATAGACGAGATAATAGAAATAGAAGAAGAGGATAGTTTAGAGGATATTGGAATTGATCTCAATAAACCATTCACCTTTGAAGACCAAGAAGAATAAAAAGGAGGATTTTTAAATGGGAATAGCGAAATTGCAAGCAGGAATTAAATGGATATGTTCGAACTGTAGAAATATAATTCCTAATGGGGAAGGGTTATCAATAAATAAAAAGCCATATTGTGAATCTTGTGGAGAAATAATGTTTAGAAAATTTGAAAAAGATATAGAAGAGCTTAAAATTAAAAAGGAGGAAAAATAAGTGAGTACAAGGTGTAACATAGAGTTTAGAGAGATTTATAATTACAAGTTAAAAAATGGGGAACCCAAAAAGAGAGAAGAGACTAGAATGATATACCGGCATTCTGACGGTTATCCTGAGGGAGTAGTTCCTGATCTAAAAGAATTCCTAAAGTGGAATGGAGGGAGAAATACTGATTTAGAATATATGACAGCAAACTTTATTTACTGGAGCAAGAGATATCACGAGGAAATGCTTTACGATACCAAATATGGTGGCGGACAAGATGAAAAAGGAAATAAAATCAAATGGTCTGATCCTCAACAATATAATTCAGCTCTACTTCTTGGCTTTGGTATATGTGAAAAGAATGGTTTCCACGGTGATATAGAATATTTCTACGAAGTAGTAGTAGAAACCGGAGAAGGTATCTTCCCGAAGGCAATTAAAATAACTATTAAAGTATATAAAGTTAAATTTGAAAAGAAGATAAAAAGAGGGAATTTTGAGCTAATAGACACGATAGTAGTAAGAGGTGAGGAGGTGAAGTAGATGTATGTATGTGGTAGATGTGGGAATTATAGAAGTTTTACTGTATCAATACCAGAAACCGTTACGAACAGTTTGGTGAAAACAAAGAAGGGAGAATATGAGGAAGAATCGTTATACGAAAAAGTTGACGAATTAATGCAGGATATAGAAGATACCATGGTTTGTGACGAGTGTGAGAGTATGGGAATAGTGGATGTAGGAGCCGAATATCTGGATATCAAACTACAGAAAAGATTATATATATTTCTGGCCAAGAAGATATTGAATAAAAGAATGATGAAGATAATGAAGAAGGAGGCTGATAATGTTGGAAATGCGATTGACGTTAAAGCACTGGAGAAGGCAGGAGTCAAAGAAAGAACTTGAAAATGATAATAAACAATGAGGATAAGTATAATAATATCATAGCTCTTGATTATAACTTATTCTTATATAATCTACTAGCAAAGGAGTTCAAGGCACAAAAGAAACAGAAGAAGTGTATGGTTAGAGTTTTCAGGATCTTTAGAGAAATAGAAATAGAGAGAAAGAGTTCAAAATTGTATAAAAGGAGGATAATGTATGGAAGTTAAAGTTCCGTTAGTTAAGATGGATAATTGTGATAAAGTATCTGGTATATTTATGGATATAATATTGAGTTTGGAAAAGGATGACCAGAAGAAAGAGATATTCATGGTAGCTGGGTTGAATAGTAAGCTTACAATTCTATATGCCGAGATAATAAGTATGGGTTCTTTGACGTCATCAGTAGTTGAGCCGAGGGAAGTATTCAGAAAAGCGATTGTGAATAGCGCCTGCTCGATAATAGTATGCCATAATCATCCTAGCGGTAATTTGGACCCGTCTGCTCCTGATAGATTGATAACTGATGTATTAAAAGGATCTGGAGTTATATTGAATATAAAATTAATAGACCACGTGATAATAGGACGTACTATAGACGATGGCTATTATAGCTTTAAAGGAGAGGCAATATTATAAAAAGAAATTGGAGGTGTATAAAAGTGAGAGATTTGACGAAAAAACAAAAAAGGTTAATAGGTAAGTGGATGACGGAAAATCAAGAAATATGGAAGGCTGAAGATTTAACTGATGCTCAATGGCAAACTCTAGAAGATATTAATAATACAGAGGTATTGTATCAAAATGTAAATTGTTTTATTCGGGATAGCAGAATGGATGGGTTGTATGAAAAGAAAAGAAATATTGGAGGGTTAATAGATTGAAGTATAAAGGGCTCGTATACAGAAAGATAATAAGAAAAAATTCCTATGAAGCGTTTACTTGTCAAATATGTAAAGGGGATTTTATGCACGATATTTTCTATAGGAGTAAAAACTTATGTTATATCTGCAAGGAGTGTGGGGAAAGGATGAAAGATTGTAAAGAGTGTGAAGCGTTAAATGCTTATATCTATAATAATTTTGGAGTGTATTATTGTTGGGATAAAGAAGGTAGATTCATATTTGAGGGCGATGAAAATCTACCCATTCCTACTCCTAAATGGTGCCCTAGGAAAGGAGGTAATAAAATTGTTAAAAGAAAATGTGAAGATACTCAGGACATTAAAAGTGAATGGAGGTAAGCAGATTGTATTTTGGGCTTTTGCCAAAAAGAATCTGAATTTGTATTCGGTCAACGTTAAAGAAGCGGAAAGAAAAATAAGAGCAGGAGAAACGGTAGAAGATCCGGTAGCAAAGTATTCGTTGTTGGGGGATGGCCGATATTTTTTATTAAAGAAGTAAAAGGAGGGTAAAGTAAGTGACTAAAAAAGATTTATTAAAAGAGTGGGATAAATTAACCGATCTTTATCACGAAAGGGGATTGATGGAAGACAAAGAAGAAAGGTTTTTAGCAGGTGGAATTATAGAAGTTGAGAATTTGCTGTGTGAGTATTTTGGTATATATAAGGAATTTTTTAGTTAGGAGGATACAAAAATACAATGAAAAATATAGAGAATAAATTAATAAGAATTCTAGATAAATGCAAAATATGCGGTCGCTCATGGGATGAATGGGGTAACTTTATTAAACTACCAAATTTTAATTATCAAATAAACAACGAGTTTATTTGTAAAGATTGTAAGACAAATTTTAGTGAAAGAGGGTGAAAAATGTTAAAACATATAACAATTGAAATTGATAGCATTAGTGAAAATGCGATAAATTGGACTGTTGAGTGTTTAAAGGGTGGCGTAAGAGACCAAGAGCGTTGGAGAAGAAAGGACACTGACGACCCAAATATTTGTATAGAAATTACAAAAATAGAAGGGGGTGAATAAGGTGAGCGTAAGAGCTTATAGAATTGAGAAAATTGCAGAAGGTGAGACTTTTAATCTATGGCATGACGAAAGAGTTATGGAAATAATTGAAGAAAATGCAAATGGACTAGGGCTTGCCTCTGTAAGATTAAATGATGACAGTTCGGGTTTTATTGGATTGGACCTTCTTGTTATCAGTAAAATAATATCTGACGAAAAAGTTGAGGAGTATGTTAAAGACGCTTTTAGAGCGGATTTAGCTTGGGCAAAAAAGAATGATAAATTATGGATAGATTATAATTGTTTTTAAATATTAGATTAAAGAAGAGGAAATATGGGAATAGCAAGATTAAGAGAGGGAGTTAAATGGTTTTGTTCTCAATGTGGCAAAAGGATTCCTATTGGAGAAGGAATTCAGATAAATTATAAACCTTATTGTGAATTATGTGGAGAAAAGGAACTTGAGAAATTCAAATCTAAAATTAAAAATATATTAAAGGAGGGAAAATAAATGTCACATTTTAGTTGCGGAGTAATTAGTAATGATGGTCAGACTGTAGAGGAATTGTTAGCACCTTATAGTGAGAGTCTCAATGTAGCTCCGTATATCAGTACGGCCAAAAAGGAACTTGAAGAAGAACATCAAAAGCTGATTAAGGAAGCTGAGGAACCTGGGAGTTGGGCTAATAAAAATGAAAAAGAAAGGCACTTTTCGTATAGTAAGATGACACTTATGGAATTCACAAAAAACCATTACGGAGATGATGCACTAATAGACTTGGAGGGGAATCTGCTTACAACATACAATCCGAATACCAAGTGGGGTTGGTACGTAATAGGAGGAAGATGGGATGATTTACTTAAAATAAAAAGTTGCTTTGGTGGTGGAAGAAGCAATGAAGCTCATATATCTGAAGTAGACTGGGAAGCTCTTAACCGGATTAGCAAAAAAGATGAAAGGTGGTATAGGAGGTTTTGGGAAATAAATGTTCTTGGTAAAAAGATGACTAGAGCAGAGGAAAAGAAACACGAATATTTCTCGATGTATGATGAAAATTATTATTTGGAATATTACGGGAATGTTGAAAAATATATAAAAATAAATGGAGCCTTTTCCACTTATGCGGTAGTAACTCCGGACGGTGTGTGGCACGCTATAGGAAAAATGGGGATGTGGGGTTTTAGCTCTGAAAAACCTGAGGACGTAGAGGGATGGTCGGGAAGCTGGTACGATAATTTTGTTAAACCTTATTTCCAATCGAAGGAAGATCATTATATCACCATATTAGACTGTCATCAATAAATAAAATTATTATTTTACTTTTATATTATATTATGTTATAATAATTAAAACAATCACTAACAAGGGAGGGAGGAGTAATATGGTAAAACATGAAAAACGTCTAAACGTGCAAATAAAAGAAGGTCTTGTATTCCGGTTAAAAGAGTTATCTATAGAGATGACCCGGGTTAATAAGAAAACGGTGACTATGCAGAGTTTAGGTGATCAAGCGATAGAACGTCTATTGCAAGAAAAAGAAAATAAATATTGAAAGGAGGAAATGAGATGTCGGAAATGAAAGGCAGTGAGAAAGACTTTGAGGTTACAGTGGAAGCTAAATTGAAACTGATTAAAGAATATAATCTCGATACCGCAATTTTGAAAAGAAAGCTTGATGAATTTTCCAGTCAGAACTACATCGAGAGAGATCATAGAAAATATACTATTGGAGATTTAGCTAAGAATATTGAAACATTAGAAAAAGAACTGGAAGAAGATTTAACCGCTTCGAAAGAAACCAAAATAGAGACCACTGTAGGATGGGTCGATTTTCAAGCTATGCCGGATAATTGGAACTATGATGTTCCCAGAATAATGGCTTTCTTTAAAACTATACCCGAAAAAATTGCCAAGAAATTTATCCAGGTAACTACTACCTTGCAAAAAGCTGAATTAAAGAAAACTATAATCGCTGATAATGCTCCATTTTTTGAAAAAGGCAAAATTACTGATTTATATTTGGGTTCTGAATTATCTTTGTTTAGTGATGGTAAAGATTATATTGTTGAAGGCATAGAAATCAAACGTCAAGATCCTAAATTTCATTACAAAATTAAGTCTGATATTTAATTGATTCGGTATAAATTTAATTTGAAGGAGGATTAGAATGAGTACGAATTTCAAAAGGAAATTTACTAGTATTAAAGGAGTAAGTACAATAAGGAGATTGCCTTGGAAAGGGAAGATAAGACTTGGTATACAGGTGCCCACGATTGAGAAAGATTCCAAAGGAGATTATAAAAAAGATGCAAATGGTGTTCAAATTCAGGCACGTGATAAATTCGGCAAGCTACTATTCCACCCTAAAGACGTTAACTACTTTATAGTACCTAAAGAAGTAAAGACTGTATATGGAGACCAGCCGACAGAGTTGGATATTCTATTCCCTCTATCCTGTTTGGATGAAAATGGTTTACCAGATATTGGCGGTATATTTCCGCAAGCATTAAAATTCTATGGTAGCAGCAGAGGACTGAAGTGTACTGGTAATGGAGAAGAGGCTATGATGGCAAATGATGAAGGTGTGTTCGAGGAGGTAGAGTGTCCCTGTGAAAAATTCGGAGAAAAAGATGGATGTAGCAAAGTAGCAACTTTATTATTTTTCTTACCAGATGTAGCAATGGGTGGTGTATACGCCATAGATTCTGGCTCTTGGCACAGCATGGTTGACGTTCAGAGTGGTATAGCACTAGCACAAGAACTATTGAGAAATCCTTATACTGGAGAATACAATTCAATTTCAATGTTACCTTTTAAATTGAGAAGAGTAGAAAAAGAAACTCAGCATGATAAGAGGAAAGATAAACACTGGCCATTGACTTGCGAACTGGATCTGTCTGTCGAACAAATAAAAGAAATCAGAGAAGGGCAAGTGGTATTAACAAAACAGAGGCGATTATATCAGATTGAAGATAGGCCAGAGGAAGTAAATCCAAGACATGATACTGAAGCGGAGGGGGCTGTGATAGAAAGACTTGACCAAGGTTCGGAAAAAACGATAGAAGAAACCGGA